CCCCGCGGCGGGGGCGTTGGTGGCCGCCACCCCTTTGGGGGGGGGGCCCCACCACTTCACGTCTGGGCATAGGCGGTGATTGTCGGTCTTACCCGTACACTCAGCCCCAAGTAGTGCGAGGCACGCGGAAGCCGGACACCTTGAACGCCCGACCGGAAATGCAGCATCCGGGCCGGGCGCCAACCGACCGCGTCCCCCTTGGCTGACGGCCCTACCCGCCGCAGGGGAAAGGGAGGCCGCCAGACACGCTACGGGGGCAATTGGTGAGCACCTACCCGACAGGCCGCCGACGCGGTTACGTCGCCGCGCGCCGGGCACCATCACCGCAGCGCAGCGCCCGGGTGAGTCACTGCCTGGCCGCCCTGCAACGCTGCCGCCTCGCCGCCGCCCGGATCACCGCGACCATGTGGCAGGCCACCGCCGGGCTCGTCGCGCTGCTACTGGCCGGCACCGCCGGCGGGATGCTGATCTACGGCAACGCCGTGTACACCGACCCGACCTACGACCTACTCAAACAGGTACCGGGTGGGATGCGCGCCTACGGGGTCGCCCTCGCCGCCCTGTTCGTGATGGTCGTCTACGGCTTCGGCCAGCAGTCGCTGGGGAAGAGCCACGTCCTACGGGTCGCGCTCGCTCTCACCGCCGCGTGGTACGTCGGGTGGCTACTCGCCGTCGCCGGCACCTACGTGGTCCAGGACACCACACACTCGTGGTCCGCGATCACCGCGAACCTTTTCATCGCCGCCGTGTCGAACCTTGTCGCCCGCAACGTGCCCGCCGACCGGGGGTGACCCGTGTCGCTGACCATGACCCTCGTCAGGGGGGACTACCGGATGCTGCGGTTCGCGGCCGCCCCGGCCGTCGTCGCCGCTGAGGCGGCCGCCGACGTGAACTTGTGGCCCATCATCGGCGCCGTGATCGTCGCCGTGGTCTCCCTCGCCGGCGCCGTGTTCACCGCCAGCAGCGCGCTACGGGCGTCCAACGCGAACAACCTGCAGGGCATCGCCCGGTACGCCAACGAACGTGACCAGCAGCACGACGCCCGCGTCGAGGCCGAGAACACCCGCCTTCGGCAGGACAACGCCGGCCTGGTCGACGGCCGCGACCAGGCCGCCGCCCGGTACCGCGAGCTGCAGGAAAGACACGCGCGGCTACGCCTCGCCGTCATCGCCCACGGCCTTGACCCCGATGAGATCACTGGTCCCCGGCAGAAAGGCAACGCCGATGCGACATGACGCCAGCGGAACCCCCACCGGCCAGCGCGACGGCGATGACGGGCAGCGGTACGCGCTCATCACCAACCAGCGCGTCGAGGTCCTCGACCCGGTCCGCAAGCTGCGCCTACTCGCGGTCCTGTTCGGGCTGGCGATCGTCGCCGCGTCCGCTGTCGGCGCGTACGCGTCCACGTCGATCGCCGGGGGGAACGCCACCCGGTCGAACGCCGCGACCCTCGCCGAGATGGACCGGCGTACGAAGAGCCGGCTGCAGTCCGAGCTGAACCTCCGCCGGGCCCTGGAGCAGTACCGCCGCGACATGTGCGCCGTCGTCAACGATCACCCCCGCACCGCGGCCATGGTCGAGATCATCAACCGGTACCGGTGCGACGTCGGGTACGCCCCCGAGGTCGAACCCGATTGGTCGGCGCCGCCTACACCGCTGCCCCGGGGGACGATGCGCGCCACCGTCCCGGAGCCACCGCACAGCCCCCGACCCCCGGTGCCCGCGCCGGGTGCCTCATGAGAACCCCCCGGCGCCCGCACCTGGTGGGCGCCGGACACCTCCGCGAACGGAGAAACCCATGATCGACACTGTGGTCCTGGTCGGCGAGGTCCTCGCCGACGTACCGGCCGCCGGCGAACCTCACGAGGTGCCGGACCTCTACATGTTCTCCGCCCTGATCGGTGTTCTCCTCCCCCCGTTCCTGGCGGTCCTCAACCAACCGCGGTGGCCGTCGCTGGGCCGCAACGTGGTCGTCGGGCTGGTCAGCCTGGCCGTCGGAGCGGCCACGGCCTACTTCGAGGGGCGGCTCACCTCCGACCGGTGGATCACCTCCGCCCTGATCGTCGGCATCGGCGCGGTCGCCGCCTACCGCACGTTCTGGCTCAAGGCCGCCGTGAGCATCGAGCGCCGGACGTCACCCGGTTCCCCCGACCACCCCTGACCGGCGCCGTGCGGTTGAACCGAGGATCTCGGGGAAACCCGCGCCGTCACGGCAGCAGCTCAACCCGGTACGCGAACGCCCACGGCTGACGGGCCCCGCCCGCGTGGGGGTCCCCGAATGCCCGCCTCCGTCCTAGACCCCGGCGGTAGGGGATGACCGTCCCCGGCTGCGCAGGGCACCGTGCTGGGAAGGCAGCGGCGGTAGAGGGCGATCCCTCTACCGCCGCTGTCACGTTCCCCACCGGGTCTCCCACCTGCGGCTGGGCGAAACAGGCCGTTCGGGCCACACCGGCCGCTACATATGTCGCGTTCTCCTGGTGGATCAACATCCGCCACCACAAGAGGACAAAGGCAACCCATGAACTACGGCATGACTTTCCCCATGACCGGCGGCGCCGCCCTGGTCGCCGGTCACATCTTCGGCCTCGACGACGTCATCGCCGCGGCGATCGCGCTGGTGCTGGGCAGCATCGCGTTCTACCGGTACGGCTCCCGGATCGACAGGGGCCGCACCACCGTCCTCATCGCCGCCGCGGCGATCGCGACCGGGCTGGCGTTGAACGTGCACGTCGCCGGCCTGTCCTGGTCGGCGGCGGCCGCGGTGGCTCTCGTCCTCATCGCCGGTGTACTGGCCCTGGTGTCCCGGCTGCAGCACCTGCGGTCCGGTCGTGTCGCGTAGCGTCCGCGCCGCGCACCTCGCGGTCATCGCCACCGTCGCCGCCGCGCTGGCCGCCGCCACGGTGGTCGTCCACCACCAGACCGACGACCGGGTCCTCATCGGATACTGGTGGTTCGGCGCGCTGGTCATCACGTTCAGCCTGGCCACGTTCCACATCGGCCGCCGGTACCTGCGGCGGCCGGTGGCCCCGGGCCGGGTGCTGTGCATCATCCCCGCGTACAACGAGGACCGGGACAACCTGGTCGCCTGCGTACGGTCGGTCCTCGCGCAGACCATCGACGTTGACGTCGAGGTCATCGACGACGGGTCGGCGTTCCCCGTGCTGCCGTTCGAACACCCCCGCGTCACGTGGCGGCGGCAGCCGAACACCGGGAAACGCGGCGCCCAGGTCGAGGTCCTCAAAGCCCACGGCCGGCGCGTCGGCCGCGGCTGGGTCAGCGACGTGTACGACTACGTCCTGACCATCGACTCGGACTCGCGGCCGAAACCGCAGGCGCTGGAACACCTCCTACGCGCGATGAGCAACCCCAGGATCCAGGCCGCAACCGGGATGATCTACATCCGGAACTACCGGGACAGCCTCGTGGCCCGGGCCGCTGACATCGACATCGGCGCGTCGTGCGTGATGATGCGCGCGTCCCGCTCGATCCTGGGGTGCCTGGAAACCACATCGGGCGCCCTCGCGTTGTACCGCGCCACCCTGATGTACGACCACCTCGAGGCGTACGCCGTCGAATGCGGCACCGGCGACGACCGGTGGCTCGCCCTGCGCGCCCTGGAACGGGGGCAGGTCGTCGGTGTCGCCGAGGCGATCGTCGACACCGACATGCCCGCCACGGTCCGCGGCACCCGAAACCAGCGGTTGCGCTGGGCCCGATCGTGGTGGTGGATGCTGCCGTACGTTTTCCGCAACCTCAACCCCCGCCAGCTCATCTCACCGACCTACGGCCTGCTGCAGCTACTCGTGGCGCCCCTCATGGTGGGGTGGGCCCTCACCGGCGTCGCCCTCGGCGCCATCGACGGACACGCCCGCTACGGCGGCGCCCGCGGGCTCCTCGCGCTGGGCACCTACGTCGGCGCGTACGTCATCGTCCGGTGGGGACTGTCCGCCCTGTACCTGATCGGCCGACCCGACATGCCCGCCCGCCAGAAGTGGCTGTCGTTCTGCGTCGGCACACCCGCGGCGGTCCTGCTGAACGTTTTCGTCCTCACACCCACCCGCTACTGGGCGCTGTTCAAACTGTTCGACAACCGATGGCAGACCCGCGGGTCGACCGTCACGCCGGTGAACTACCACAACACCCCGCACGACCCGGACGTCGTACCCACGCTGATCATGCCTGTCATCCGCGACGACACCGGCCGTCCCGTCGTCACTGTCTGACCGGAGGTCCCCCCTTATGGTCCGTCGGTCCCCCCAGGTCGAGGCGGTCCTCGCCGCGCTCGCCGCCGGCCCCACGTACGGGCTGGCGATCATGCGCCGCACCGGCCTGAAAAGCGGCACCGTCTACCCGATCCTGCACCGGATGGAAACCGCCGGCTGGGTCAACGGCGCCCGCGACGAACACACCACCGCAGCGGGCCGGCCACCGCGGCGCGTCTACCAGTTGACCACCCGGGCCCCCGCGCACGGGTAGCCGCCCCGCCCCGGCCGTCCGTACGATGAGCCGGCCATGAACAGGCTGGGCGGCGGGAGGACAACCATGCTGATCAACAAGCTCCCGAACGACAGCGAGGAGGCCACCGCGCACCGCGACGTGGTGCACGGCGGGCACATCTTCGGCGGCCTGGAGGTCTTCGCGGTCTTCGACGGCGGGTGGGACCTGTCACCGGAGAAGCTGACGTGCCGGCTGTGCGCCTGGCCGAAGACCAGCACCACCCCCGTCGACGAAGCCCTGTACGACGCGATCGTGGTGTGCAGCGAAGCGTCCCGCTGACCGGCGCAACCCCCCACCGCGGCATGTGACGCGCCACCCCGGGCGCCTTGACACGATAGGCGTCGCAACCTACGCAGATCGGGGTGTACCACCCGTTACTCTGATCAACGGACATGGTGCGCGCGGCAACCCACCACGGTCACGTACGGAAACGCGGATGCAGCCCGCGGACCCGCGCACGCCCCCGTCCCCGACGCCTTGCTCGAGGCGCCGTGTCACCACACACCCGGGGGCACCACCATGCACATCGTCCAAACCCTCTGGTCCGCGTTCACCCGCGCCCTGCAACTCCCCGAACGCCGCCACCCGGCCCGACACCGCGCCGCCCGGCGCGGGTAATGACCGACGAGCACTACGACGACGACGACGTCGTCGAGGGTGTCTGCCGTGTCGGCGGGCACCGCCACCGCGGCACCGGCGGGCTCTGCCCGGCCCACGTCACCGAGCTGACCGGGCTGATCACCGGCGTCGCCCGGATGACCAGCGCCCTGGGCCACCACCTCATGCCCGGCAGCTCCGCCGCCGGCGAGAAGGTGTCAACCACCCGGACCGGGTCACCGACCCCCGCCCGCCTCGACGTCCTGTCACTGATCGGCCCCGGCGTCACCGAGGTCCGCCGCGACGCCCGCTCCCTCGTCCCCCAGATCCGCCGCTGGTCAACCGTCACCACCTACGACGTCCACACCATCCGCGACGGCACCCCCACCGTTGCACGCCGGCAACTGCGCCAGTACCACGTGGAGATGCTCGTCGACCAGGCCACCGGCCCGGCCCGGGCGTGCCGCTGCGGCAACCCCCACGCCGACGACGACGTCCACCGCCCCCCGGCCGGCCGGCCCCGCCTGGTCCTCCTCGACGACCAGGTCGGCGCCGTCCCACCCGCCGAATGGTGCGACATGTGGGTCCGCCGGTGGCGTCTCACCCTGCAGCACCACCACACCCGCCTGCCCGCCGGCCGGTGGGTCGACTACGGCGAAGCCGACCAGGCGAAACGCCTCACCCGGGCGGCGATCGCCGAGCAGACCCGCATCGGCCGCGGTGTCCCCCCGATGCTCGCCGCCGTCGCCGCGTACGTCGCCGTCGCCCACGCGTACGCCCAGCACGCCCGCCGGGTCACCGTCGGCAACGCGCTACTCGGGATCCGCCACGACGGCCAGAAGCACACCGCCCGGGTCCTCGACGCGATCACCGGCGGCGGCCCACCCCCGATCTGCCATGACACCGCCGCCGCCGAGTGGTCCGTCCGCTACGGCACCACCCAGACCGCCGCGACCGTCGAAGTCGACGCCCAGTACCTGACCACCTGGCTGCCGCTACTCGCCGAAATGGACGACGACGACGACCACCTCGGGCTGGCCGAATTCGCCGCCGAGCTACGCGCCCTGCACCGCGAGCTGGAACACGTCCTCGGCGAAACCCGCGACGAGCAGTGGCTCGGTAGGTGCCCCGCCCACCTGGTCGACCCCCGCACCGGCGACGAAACCGGAACCGTGTGCGGCGCCGGGCTGTGGCACGACCCCCACCGCACCGGCTGGCGCATCGAATGCCCCCGCTGCCACTCCTCATGGCCCGAACGCGAATGGCTCGCCCTCGCCGCGAAAATCCGCTACGAGTGGCCCATCGACCCCCGCCGCCGCTACACCCTCGGCGACCGCAAAGCCGCCGAGCGGAACCTCGACCGGCTCCCCACCTGCCGCGGCTGCGAACGGACCATGTCCGTCGACTGGCGCCCGGCCCCCGAACGCGGCGACCGACAAGAGATGTGGCGGCCCACCCGAATGGTGTGCCCCCAGGGATGCCTAGCAGGCGGAACGGCGGTAGCAGCATGACCGGCCACCCCCAGCACCAACCGGTGTCGCCGGGCCCACCGCCGTGGGTCACCGGCCCCCCGTGGTGGGTGCTACTCGGCTGCCGGGTCCTGATCGTCGGAACCGTCATCATGTCCGACCCGATCCGCGCCGCCCGGATCTGCCGCAACGCCGCACGAGTAGGAAGGCCCACACCATGACCACCGGCCAGCCGTCACACCCGAACCCCCCGCCCAAGGTGTGGAGGGCCGACGACTGGGATCGCAGGGCCCTCGCCGGGCTGACCCCCGCCCAGCGCGACGCCGCAGCCCACCAGCTCGACCAGGGCCTCGCCCGCCTCGCCGAAGCGATCCGCCAGGCCGGCCCACCCCCCGGCGGCGACGGCGAGGTGGAAGCCGGGACCGTCACCCGCGGCCGCCGGTGGACGCGCATCCCCTACAAGGGGTGGGCCGACGACGGCCCGGCGAACACCAACCCCCTGATCAACCCCGCCCCGCCGGCCTCCGACCGGTACGAATACAGCAGCGTCCACCACCGCGCCGGCCGGCTCCGCCGCTGGTGGCTCACCGCCGGCCGCCGCCGCGCGCTGCTCCCCCTCGGTGTCGTGGCCATGGCCTACAGTGCCACCGGGTTCGTCCTCACCGCCGTGCTGCCCCCGCCGTCCGCCGCGGTCACCGTCGCCATGACCATCACCGGCGTCGCCCTGTTCGTCAGCATGGCCGCCGTCCTCTGGCGGGCCCGCCGTGGATAGCCCGTGGGCCCGCCGGGCCGCCCGCCGCCGCCAGGAAGCCGAACACCGCGCCGCCGCCGACGCCGTCACCGGCGCCATGATCGGCTGCGCCGACGCGATCGCCCGGGTGGTCGACAGCATTACCACCGGGCGGCAACCGAACACCCCCGAGCTGCGCAGCGCCCAGCAGCAACTCACCGCCGCCCGCCGCCGCCTGCAACGCGCCGACGGGGCCCTCCGTGCCTGACACCACAACGCCCCGGCGGGGGCCGCAGGCCAAGTGCAAGCGGTGCCGCCGGTGGACCGACCCGGGGAACCTCACCACCGGCCCCGACGGCGGCCGCTACGGGCCCAAATGCGCCCGCCGCCTCGGGCTGATCCTGCCCGGCCCGCCCGGCCCAGGACCCGCCCAGCGCCCGGCACCGCCCGACGACAGCCCTGACACCCTCATCGACCGCGACACGCTGACCATCACGGAGGACCTCGTGCCACGACACCGCCGTTTCCACCTCCACCGGCCAGGCACCCCGATCATCGAGGGCGTCCAGTTCACCGACGGCGCCGCCGTCACCCACATCCCCGGCTCCGGCACCCAACCGTCCCTGTGGGACAGCCACAGTTTCGACGAACAACCGGCCGGCCTGGTGTGGCTCGACGAACCCACTGGCCCCGCCGGCGTGACGATCGTCGACGACCCGCACCCCGCACCACCCGGACCCGACGGCTGGCGCGAGCGGGTCGCGCAATGGTGGGCGGGAACCAGCGCGCTGACCGGGCCGTGCTTCCGCGCGGTCTACGACGGCCCCCGCCTCACCCTGTCGTTCAACACCATGTCCATGACCCCCGCCCAGGTTGACGAGACGTGCGCCTGGCTCCGCGGGCACGGGCTCGACACGGCGTGGATGCCAGAGGGCGCCCCGGTGACGTTCGACGCCGACGCCGGAACCGTCACCACCCGCTACGTCATCCCCGCCGACGACAGCGACCCCGACCAGGAAATCCCCACGTCCAAGCTGGGCCCCGACGACAAGATCATGACCGGGGAGGTGACCGTCCCGTACACCGGCGCACTCCCACCGCTGCCCGACTTCCTCGACCACCGCCCCGCCGCCGCCGGCACGCCGGCGGCCGCCGGATGAACCCCGACCTTGACACCCCGACCACGACCACCGTCAGGCGGGAGCTGTACCCCCCGGCCGCCGACGACACCACCCGCGCCGCCTACCGGGAATGCCTCCTGGCCTGGGCAAGGGTCAACGCGATCCCCACCGACAAGGCCAGCGCCGAGCGGCCCATCACCGTGAACCTCACCACCCGCACCGTCAGGTACTGGCGCCGGTTCCAACCCGGCGACAACCTCCGCCCCGGGGAACACCCCCAGGACCTCTGCCGCACCCAGTGGCGGGAAGACGTCGCCCCCCTGGTCGCTGAACCCGTCGGCATCCTCATCGGCGAAGACTTCTGCGGGCACGTCCACCGCCCCGACACCACCACCATGCGCTGCTGGGTCGACGTCGACCCAACCGGCCGGCACCCCGGCCCACACACCGACCGGATGCACAACACCACCTGGCCCAACCCCCACCCCGGCGACCAGGTGTACCGCCGCGGCCGCCCCGACGTCACCGGCCTCACCCCCACCGCCCAGCACACCGCCATCCTCGCCGCCTTCACTGAACGCGCGGGCCGCCCCGGCTCGCTCGACGACTGGCAGGTAGCCCGCGACCTCGAAGGCCTCGCCGGCCGCTTCCGCATCCTCGACCGCCACCAGCCGGTAGAGCGCACCAAACACCCCGACCAGCCGCATTTCTGCGCAGCGTGCATCGATCGACCGGACTATCCCGGCCGCACCGCCGCCGACTGGCCATGCCCTGACTACCGCGACGCCGCAAGCGGACTCGTCACCGGACTGGAGACCCCCAATGCCACCTGAGACCACCGACACCCCGCCTCGGCGGCTACCCGTACGCCTGAACCCACCCCGGCCCGGCGACCCGCTCAACGACCGCCTCACCAGGTGGATGCACACCGCCGACCCCACCACCGCCACCCTGCCCGGCCCGTGGCTGCTCACCACCCACACCATCGAACAAGACCCGCGCGTACACGGACCCGGCAGCCGGACCGTCGTAATCAGCCACGCCCCGCCGCCGGCCGACCTGCTCGCCGACCTCGCCACCGCCGGGCACCTCGTGTGCGCATTCACATTCGACACCTTGCCGGCCCGTCCCGCCGGCCCGCCCCGGTGCCTCATCCTCGCCGACGCCACCGGCCGGCACCCCGGCGAGCACACCGACGCCATATACCGATGGGACAACCACGACACCCTCCCTTCCGCACCGCCCGCGCCACGCCGCCGCGGTGTCGTCGCCATCGGAGAGAGCGACCTGGCCCGCCTCGTACGCCCCGGCCCCGGGCAACGCATCATCGGACTCCGCTACGACGTGCTCCGCCTCGCCGTCCTCGTCCACCTCGAAGGCCCGGGCCTCCCCGAAGTCCCCGAAGGCGGCGACCCGCCGCTGATCCGCACCAGCTACGCCCCACCGCCGACGTTCGACCGCGTCGACGTCACCAACCTCCCACCCCAGCAGCAGCACGACACCGTCCTCGCCCAGCTCGCCGACGCCCTCGAACACACCGCCCCCGCCGCGACCCTCCTCACCTCCGACATCAGCGTCCCGGCACACGCCACCTGGACCGGCGCCGACAGCCTCATCCGCCGCCACCACCCCGGCGAACCCTGGTACGGCCGCCTCGAGTGCGCGCACTGCGGCCCGCCGGCCGACGGACCCGTGTTCTGGCCCTGCCCCGACTACGTCGACATCGCCACCGGCGTCGTCACCGGCCTACAGGCAGCCCAATGACCACCCCCGGCCGACCCGACGTCACCGGCCTGCCACCCGCCCAGCAGCACACCGCCGTCCTCGCCAGCCTCAACGCCCTCGACCAGGCCGTCGCCGACCTCTCCGAAGCCATCACCCAGGACCAGGCGGCAACCGCCCTGCCAGTCGCCCCGGGCCGGCGCCGCATCGTCGAACGCCACGCCCCGCTCAGCGACCAGACCGACCCGATATGCGCCAGCCCCACCAGCATCGGCGAACGGTGGCCATGCCCCGACTACCTTGACGCCGCCGACGGCCTCGTAGACGGACTGGAGACACCATGAACCCGCCCCCCACCCTGCGCGTAGACGTCACCGGCCTCACCCCGGCCGACGCGCACGCGGCAATCCTCGCCAACCTCGACGACATCGCCGCCGGGCCAACCCCGGCGACCGGAGGCGACATCGCGGCCGCAATGGCCGCCCTGTTCGCCGGCGTCCGCCGCATCATCGAACGCCACGCACCCACGATGACCGAAGCCCTACCCTGGCGCCCCTCCACGCCCCAATGCGAAACATGCGCCGCCCTCTGCCACTCCAGTAGCGGAATCCTGTGCGAGCAGCCCGTCGACGGCCCGTGGCCCTGCGCCGACTACCTCGACGCCGCCGCGATGCTCGCCACCGGGCTACCGACGGGAGTCTGAACATGGAACCCCGCTACTACGTGCACCGCGACGTCCTGGCCGCCCTCGACCGGCTCGGCGCACTGCCGGCCGACACGACAGCCGGCCGCCGGCGCATCCTCGAGCGGCACACCCCCGCCGGGACCGCCACCATCACGTACTGCGTGCACTGCCACCCGCGCCGGCCGACCGGGGCCGACCCGGTCATGTGGCCGTGCCACGAGTACGTCGACGCCGCCGCTGACCTACTGCCGACCGACCCCTCATGACCAAACGCGGATACCTCACCACCGACCCGGCCGGCGCCGCAGCGGTGCCACCGCCGGCCGTCGCGGTCCCACCGCCCCCACCACCGGCCGGCGGCATCCCACCCGTCGCCGCACACCCACCCGACCCCGACGAACAGCTATCGAAGTACATCCGACAAGCCGTCGAACGCGCCGCAGACGAGTGCGACCACACCGACCCCGCCGGGCCCATCTACCCCACCACCAGGGCCTGCTCTACGTGCACCACCACCGCCGTACTCAACCTGTTCCACACCGCCGACGCCCTCGACGCATGGCGCCGCCGCTACGTCCCACCCACCGTCGGCAAGTGGGAATACCCCGGCCCGGCCTTCGTCAGCTAGCCCACCCCATGCCACTAGTGCCACCAGTGCCACCGGAGGGACCCCATGAGTGCCAGCACGCCTACGAGTGCCGCCAGTGCCGCAGCGCGCCCGGACCCTGGAACCCCCCGAGTGGCTCACTCAGTGGCTCACTCGACGCCCGGGCCGGCCGGTTACCCGGACGTCAACCCGATCCCCGCTGACGCCCGGGCCGCGCTCGCCGCCGAGTGCACGGAGTTCGCCATCAGCCGGGCCGCGGTCGAGGCGCCGTCGGGGCCGGCGCTGACGTACGCCGGGCTGGTCGACGCCCTCGACCGGGTCCGGGCGGCGCGGGAACCCCAGGGCCCGCCGGGCGGCCTCCCCCGGTACCTGATGGTGACCGACCTGGCCCGTGTCGGCGTCGGGGACCTGGTCGACATGTACGAGTGGGTCGACGGCGCGTACCGGCGTATGCGGGGGGAGCCCTACCGTGTCGTCGAAGGCTGAACGCCCGGAGGACTTCCCCCAGCACAAGTGTGGGCGTTGGGGCGGCCGGAACAAGGCTGGGGCGTTGTGCGGGCAGAACGTGATCGAGGGGACGAAGCGGTGCCGGAACCACGCGGGTAAGGCGACCGAGGTGGCCCGGGCCGAGGGGGCGATCCGGATCGAGGCGTCGCGGTGGAGCCTCGACTCGCACGACGGCACCGACATCGACCCGAAGGTCGAAATCCTCCGCATGATCACCTTCTGGAAATGCCGGGCGAACATGTACGGCGGGCTACTCGGGCAGGCGTACGACGCGGCGGAGCGGCTGCAACGCACCGTCCAGGCCGAGAGCATCGTCGAGCTGACCCTCGCCGAGCCTGAATGCGAAATCCGCGACGACAAGGGCACCGTGCTGCACGAACACCCGGCGCTGCAGACCGCCCGGCAGGACCTGCAACGGGTATTCGCGATGGGCGGGGTGACCGCCCTGGTCGGCCACAAGTACGACGTCGACCGCGACGGGCGGATCTTCGCCGTCGACGAGGGCATCCGCGCGCTCGTCACCCTCGAAGAGCGGGCCCACGACATGCTCGGGAAGATGTGCAAGCTGGCGATCAGCGCGAAGGTCGCCGAGTCGCGTATCCAGCTCGCCGAGACAACCGGGTTCATGATCCAGGCGGTGATCGTGGGGGTGCTCCGCGACTCCGGCGTCACCGTCAACGAGGCCCGGGTGCACGACCTGATCGTCCACCACATCGACCAGGTCGTCGGCGGCGGCGGGCCGTTGGGTATCGCGGCCTGATGACCGGAGGTGCGCAGCATGGCGAACGTCGCCCAGATCGACCACGGCCCCGGCGGTGAAGAACGCAACATCGTCGACCGGGACATTTGCGCCCTCACGACCGGCTACTCGGCGGAGACGATCCGGAAACGGTGCCGGCCCTGCGACTACGACCCGGACACCGGTCGGGCGTTGTACGACCGCGACGCTGTCCTCGTGCAACTCCGGGCCGCCGGGGTCCAACCACGCCCCGACACCCGCCGGCCACGCCGGCGTGGTGCTTGACAAACCCCCGTACCACCCCCAACCTGTCAGTGTTGCGCTCAGTGGCCCACCGGCCCCGGGGCGCTTCCTGCGTATGCGGGAGGCGGCCCACGCTGCGCTTCTGACTCCTGACGCGACGGCCGGTACGCCTGCCGTCGCTCACCGCCCCGCGCGGGGCCCCGCCGGTTCCACCGTGCCGGCCGGGCCCACCACCACGCGCCGGGGCCTCCCCGCGCGCAGCGCCGACCCGGACGTCGAGCACCCGGGCCGGCGCTGCGCGCGTACCCCATGAGCGAGCGCCTGCCGCGACAGCGGGCGGCCGGAGCGCCGAGCCCGTCCGCGCGGGGTCGGCACCGTCCGCGCGGGGCCACAACCCCGCCAGGCGCGCCCATGAACAACCGGCACGGGGGCGGCCCATGAGCCTCATCGACATGGCCGCGGCGTGGCGCACCACCCGCGCGCAGTTCGCCCCCCGTGCCGGCCTGGCCCACACCCGGCGCGATGGCGATGGAACTCGACCTGACCACCGTGCAGACCCCGGCCCTGGAGCTGATCGACGCGGACCTCGCCGACGTCGCCGCCGGCCGCTGCAACCGCCTGATGATTTCCCTCGCACCGCAAGAGGGCAAAAGTGAGCGAACGTCGCGTCGGTTTCCGACGTGGATGCTGCACCGCAACCCGTCCCTGCGGATCGCGATCGTGTCCTACTCCCACAGCATGGCCCGCCGGTGGGGCCGGGAGATCCGCAACGACATCGTCGCGCACGCCCACCGGCTGAACATTGACGTCGACCCCGAAGCGGCGGTCGACGACTGGAAATTGAATGGGCACCGCGGCGGGGTCTACTGTACTGGAATCGGGGGTCCGCTCACTGGGCGTGCTGTCGATCTATTGATTATCGACGATCCCTATAAGGATTCAAAGCAATGCGATTCGTTCGCCTGGCGGGAGCGGGTTGAGGAATGGTGGACGAAAGTCGCCATTCCCCGACTCGGTAACCAGGTCGCCGCGGTCATCATCCAAACCCGGTGGCGTGACGACGACCTCACCGGGTGGCTACAGGAACGCGACAAGGCCGACGGCGTCAAACGGTGGCGGGTCATCAACATCCCCGCCCAGGCCGACCACGACCCAGCGAAAGGGCAGACGGACCCGCTGGGCCGCGAACCCGGCGAGTACCTCCTGTCAGCGCGCGGGCGGACCGTCGCCGACTGGGACGAACGCAAGCGGGAAGCCGGCTCACGGTCATGGCTGGCCCTGTTCCAAGGCCGCCCCTCCCCCGCCGGCGGGAACATCTTCAACGAAGAATGGTGGCAGTTCTACGAGGGCCCGCAGTGGTCGGTACGCGCCGACGGGGCGCACATCCCGATCGGTTTCGACCAGGTCCTGATCTCCGTCGACTGCTCCTTCAAGGACACCGACAGCGCTGACTACGTCTGCCTGCAGGTCTGGGGCCGGCGAGGCGCCCAGGCGTACCTACTCGACCAGGTCCACGACCGCATGTCGTTCACGGCCACCCTGACCCGGTTCCGGGCCCTGTGCGGGAAGTGGCCCACCGTCATCCTCAAGCTTGTCGAGGACAAGGCCAACGGCACCGCCGTGATCAACATGCTGCACCGGGAGATCGGCGGGATCGTCCCCGTCGAACCCGAAGGCGGGAAGGTCGAACGCGCCGCCGCCGTCAGCCCGTTCGTCGAGGCCGGCAACGTGTTCCTGCCCAACCCGAAACACGCCCCGTGGGTCGGCGCCCTCATCGAAGAGGCCAAGGCCTTCCCCAAGGCCCCGAACGACGACCGGGTCGACACCTTCAGCCAAGCCCTGAACCGGCTACTGCTGAACCCGCTGATCCTCGACGACACGATCATCGAAGACGACGAGGACGGCGAACCCGAGGGATCAATCAGCCTCTGGTGACCGGGAAGGGGGCGGCCCCGATGCCCGACCTGGCAAACCCCGCCCCCGACTGCCCGACCCGGCCCGTCGAGCACGTCGACGGGTACGCCGTGCACCACCACATCCCCGACGATAGGGCCCCCCACGCCCGAACGTCCGAGTGCTGCTGCGGCCCCGACCTGCGCCAGTCACCAACCGTGCTGATCTACACCCACCGCGACCTACGCGGCGACGTCGGGCACCCGGAGGTGAGCGGACCATGACGACCCCCACGAAGCGCCGCCGCCGGGGCACCCCCGGGCCCGCCCCCGCCTCCACCGCGACCGTCGAGGCCGAGCTGCGCCGCGAGTTGACCGTCACCACGAACAACCTGGAGCTGCTCGCCGACCGCCTCAACCGCGCCGCCGGCGGGGAACTGGCCGAAGCCGGCGTCGCTGACCTCGAACGGCAGGTCACCGGCGACCCCGGGTGGCGGGTGTTCGCCGTCGTCCAGGAACGCGAGTTCTCCCCCGAAGGCATGATCCAGATGCGGGCCGTGTGCCGGCTCATGGCCATCGCCAACCCGCTGATGAAACGCGGTCTCGACCTACGCGCCGTGTACGTCCACGGGCAGGGCTACGAGATCCGGGCGCGGGCCACCGGCCGGGCACCCGCCGAAGGTCAGGACGAGGAACAGGACGTCAACGCGGTCATCGACGCGTTCATCCGCGACCCCGCGAACCAGCGCTCCGTGTTCGGCCAGCAGGCCGCCACCGAACAGGAAAGGGCCCTGGGCACCGACGGCGAGGTCTTCGTCGCCCTGTTCACCCGCCCCCGCTCCGGATGGGTCCAAGCCCGCACGGTCGCCGCCGACGAGATCACCGAGGTCATCTGCAACCCCGACGACAAGTCGGAGCCCTGGTTCTACCGCCGGGTGTGGCAACGCCACACGTACGGCAGCAACGGCGTCGCCACGCCCGAACGGCAGGAGATGCTGTACCCCGACGTCGACTACCGGCCGAAGGTCCGCCCGAGCACCTTCGCCGGGATCCGCGTCGACTGGCACGCCCCTGTCGTTCACACCGCCGTGAACCGGCCGCTGGGCTGGCTACGGGGCATCCCCGACGCGTACGCGGCGATCAACTGGGCCAGGGCGTACACCCAATTCCTGGAGCAGTGGGCGACGCTGATGAAGTCGCTGGCCCGCTTCGCGTGGAAACTCACCGCCGAAGGCCGCAACCGCACCCAGGCCCGCGCCGCGATCGCCGCGGCGAACGCCACCGCGGCCAACCCCCGAACCGCCGCCGGGGAAACCACCGACATCGGCGGGACCGCTATCACCCCGATCGGGGCGAACCTCGAGGCGATCCCGAAGACCGGCGCGACGATCGACGCCGAGTCGGGCCGCCCCCTGGGCATGATGGTCGCCGCCGCCCTGGGCGTCCCCGTGACCATGCTCCTCGCCGACCCCGGCCAGACCGGCGCCCGGGCCACCGCCGAAACCCTCGACTGGCCAACCGAACTGATCATGAAGGACCGGCGGGAGATCGTCGGCTCCGCCCGGCTGCGGATCTGCCGCTACGTCATCACCGAAAGCGTCCGCGCGCCTAAGGGCCGCCTCAAAGGGACCATCACCCGCGACGAGCACACCGACCGGGAAGTCGTCACCCTCACCGGCGACACCGACGACACCATCGAAATCATCTGGCCGGACCTCGACGACGTCGAAGCCAAGGAAATCATCGACGGTGTCGTCGCCGCGAACGCCACCGGTGTCCTGCCCCCAGAGCTGGTGCTCCGGCACCTACTCACCGCGCTGGGTGTCCGCGACGTCGAATCGATCGTCGAAGAGATGGAAGACGACGACGGTAACTTCCAATGGCCGCAGACCGCGCAGTCCGTCGGCCAGCAGGCCGCCGGCCTCGCGGCCACCGGCGGGGACCCCGCCGCCGCCGGCACCGGCCTGATGGGCCCCGACGGCGAACCCGCCGACCCGCCCACCGCCGGCGCACCAGGGGTGCCCGGGCAGACCGGCACCGCCCTGATCCCCACAGACGGGCCCCTCGCCCGGATGGCCGACGCCGACTTCGGCCTGTTCGGCGGCGGGAACACCCCCAACCCCGCCGCAGCGACCGTAGCGGCCGGCGAACAACCCGACAACGGGTTCGACGCCGACTTCTACGCGGTCAGCACCGGCGACACCCAGGAGACCAACGTGCCCGACGACGAACCGGCCCGCCGGGCCGCACCGACCACCGAAGCCGCCGGCCGGCAAGCCGACGCCGACTACGGCCTAGGCCCAAGCCACCGCGAACACCGGGGACGCGTCCCCATCAAGCCCGAACCCGCCGGGGAACAGCCCGCCGGGGAGTACGACCCGGAGTTCTTCACCATCTGACCCAGCGACCAGTAGCGCGCCGCTCGCCGCGGCCCGACAGCAGAGGGGCGGCAGTAGTGGCACGCACGACGAAGTGGAACCCCGCGCACCACCCGAGAGACGCCCGCGGCCGGTTCACCAAATCAGCGACCAGGGTCCTCAAGGCCGTCGACGCGAAGCGGGCCCGTGCCGCCGTCCAGGGTTTCAAGCCCGTCGACCTCGGGGCTGGTGCCGGTGCCGGCCGGGAATGGCTCGACAAGCAGACTCCCGCGAAGGCCACCGCCGGCGACGCTGTGGCCCGGTACTTCGCCGGCGAGTGGAAGACCATCAACGGGGACCTGCGGACCAAGAAGGACGCCGCGCAGACCCCCGACGTCGTCGCGATCGACAAGGCGATGACCGGGCTGACCGACGACGTGATGCTCGAACGGCGTATCCCCCTGCGGATGTTCGCGCACATCCCGATGGATCAGCTCAAGGGGATGAAGGTCCGCGACGCCGCGTACGCCTCCACGATGCTGCAGGGCGCCGCCGGGGACGCCCCCGACGGCATGGTCACCCTGCACATCGCCGCGCCGGCCGGCACCCGCGCCATCGTCAACCCCGGCGATGGTGAGGTGCTGCTGGACCGGGACACCGAGGTTGCGATCAGCCGTGTGGAGCCCGACGGGCGCGGCGGGTACGACCTGTACGGTGTCGCCATCTCGAAGGCCGGCGCTGTGCGGGCCGGTCGTCCCGCCGGCGACCCCGCCGACCAGGAAGGCGCCGAAGACCCCGACGCCACCGCCGACCCAGCCCCCGCCCCCGCCCCGGCGGCGGACGCCGACGACACGGACCCCGCGATCGCCGGCACCCCGCCGCGCAAGGCCGCGCCCAAGAAGGCGGCCCCAGCCGCCCGCCCGGCCGACGAGCCCGCCCAGGACGGCCCCGACCCGGCGGCTGGCACCCGTGCACCCTCCGCGCCCCGCAAGGCCGCCCAGGACGGCCAGGATGCCCGGCAGGCCGGCGAGGATGACGACCTGATCGGCGCGGCCGCCGCCGCGGCGGCGCTCGAGGACGCCGGCGAACCCGTGCCGATCGAAGCCGCTGTCGCTGACCTGCAGCCCGGGGCGTACGCCCGCGTCACCGGCACCGACCAGTACGGGGCCCCGGCCAGCGCAACCGGCTACGTCGGCGCCGCCACCCCCGTCACCGTCCGGAAGAACCGCCGCAGCAAAGCCAAAGGCACCGACAAGTTGGCGGTCTACATGACCGAGACACCCAACGGTGCCAACGGGTGGCGCTACCAGATCCTGACCGACCCCGACGCGACCGCTGAGATCGTTCCCGACCCGGCGAGTGTCCCGCCGACCCCCGCCGACCGCACCCCACCGGCGACCGTCGCTGACCTGCAGCGCGGCGACTACGTGTCGGTACGCGACGTCGACGGTGTCGAGCGGACCGGCTGGATCACCACCCCCGGCGACGTCCGCGACGGCAAGGTCGCTTTCGCCGTCACCGCGTACCCGGGCGGGAAGGGCTTCCGGGCGATGGTCTACGCCCGCCCCGATGACCCCGTCACCCCCCGCACCGTCGACCCGAACATGAACGTCGTGCTGTGGCGCGACGTCAAGACGAAGCGCCCGGCGCCGCGCGCCGACCAGCCCGAGATCGTCCGCGGGCAGGTGGAGCGGGACCCGCAGGCCGAGGCCGAGGTCCGCACCGCGCTGGCCGCCCTCGCCGCCGACCAGGGCCCGCCGACGCCGCTCGACGCCGACGAGCAACGCGCCGCGGTCGCCGGCCGCACGTTCGCCCGCACCGAAGGCATGACCGTCGCCGACGACGAGACCCGGTTCCGGATGCGTAAGGCCCGGGTCGGCGCCCGGATCGTCGACGTCCACAACGCCCAGGGTGTGAAGATCGGCACCGCGACCCAGGGCCGCGACGGGTGGTCGCTCGTCGACGGCGACGGCAACGCCCAGGGCGACGCGCCCGCGTTCGCCAACGCGGTGGCGGTGCTCGACGACGTCGCCGCCAGCCCCGACACGCCCGACGACCGCGGCGGCGAGGTGTCGCCGCTGGGCGAGGATCTCGACGCCCCGCCGCCGGCGGCCGACCCGTTCTCCGCGGCCGCGACCAGCCCGTCGCGTAACGACTGGTTCGGGCACGGGTCGCCCGACGAGGTCCTGTGGTTCGGCAACGGGTCCGCACCGGGCCCGGCCGGTACCCGCGCCACGGTCCGGCGTAACGGCGGCCGCGGGAAGAACGCCGGCCTTGTCGTAAGGTCCACCGGCCCCGACGGGGAAATCCTCGCCCGCATCGCCATGGACGACCAGGTGTGGCTCGCTGACGTCCCCGGGGCGTCTCCCGCACCCGGCCGGCGCGCCGACGGGACGTTCGAACCCGACGGCACCCCCGCCGACCAGGGCGCCCAGGACGGGCCCACCCCGGCACCGAAGCAGCTCGACGCGATGATGACCGCGCTGGTGTTCGGCGACGCCCGCCTCGCCCCCGGCCGGCAGATGCGCGCCCAGATGCTGCGCATGGGCTGGGCCGACGCCACCGGGAAACTCACCCCCGACGGGCACGCAGCCGCCCGGCGCACCGACCCGGCCCGGTACCGCGACCGGACCGCCGGCGGTGACGACCGTGGCCTACTGGACACCCCCGTCCGCCCGGCGGCGCCGACGGCTGGCACCCGTCCGCCCGCCGCCGGCGCCGCCGTGGCCGGCGATGACCAGGACGGCATGACCGTCGTGCGGACCAAGTCCGGGTGGGCCGTCTCCGGCCGGCAGCCGTACTACCTGCACGACGCGAAGAGCAAAAAGGCCGCTCAGCAGTGGATCGACGACGCGATGGCGACCCGGCGGAAGTTGGCCGACGCGAAGCAGGCCAGCGCGGCCGCCGAACAGGCCCACCTCGACCGGCACGGCCTCGACCGCGTCGACGCCGGCGACCTCAAGCCCGCCGACGTCTACGTCTACCGGCTGGGCGGGCACACCCGCACCGTCACCCAGGTCGACACCCTGGACAGCGGCGCCGTCATGGTTCACGACCAGCCCGGCCCCGACGCCCAGGACGACCCGCTGCCTCACCTGCTGTTCACCCGCAGCGGCGGACCGACCGGCACCGCACTACGGTTCCGCGACCCCGCCCGGGCCGATGCGTACCGCACCCACATGGCCGCCGAAGAGGCCGAAGCCCGGGCGGAGCTGGCCCGGCTCGACGCCGCTGACGAAGCCGCCCGGGTTACCCGGATCGCCGAAGTGCAGGCCCTGCAGGCCGCTCACACCCCGGCCGCGGTCGCCGCGGCCGCCGCGCATGACCCGGCGGAGTTCGACACCCTCGACCCGGCCGCGCCGATCGCCGTGGGCGACCTGGTGATGCTGCGCGCGTACAGCAAGGTCCGCACCGGTGTCGCCACCGAGGTCACCGGCGGGCGGGTGCAGGCCATCGTCGCGAAACCCGGCGACGAGTACGCCGGGCTGTTCGCCGGTGCCGCCGGCGTCGACGTCCGGAAGATTGCCGACAGCGGCGAGATCACCAACCCCGCCGGCGACACCATCGGCTACGTCCAACGCCGCCGTAACGGCACGTGGGACGCCAACCAGGCCGGTCACACCGGCCGCCGCGTCAACCGGCCTACCCGCGCCGAAGCCGAGGCTGAGCTCCGCGCGCAGATGGCCGACGAAGACGCCCGGTACGCGGCGATGCGCGCCCGCAACGACCCGACCGCAGGCACCAGCACGCCCGCGCCGGTGCCTGCGGTCGACGTCGACGACGTCCGCGTCGGTGACATGGTGCGGCTCGACGACGCCCCCGGCTGGGTAATCGTCACCCGCAAGACGCCGGCCGCCGGCACCCTACCGACGATGGTCCAAGTCCGACACGGCGACGACGACCACGAGTGGGTTGAGGACCCGGCCCGGGTCGTTGGCCACGAACGCCGCCCCGCCCAGGACGGCCCCGACCCGGCGGCTGGCACCCGTGCGCCCGCGGCCCCGCCCGCGCCGGCTGCCCCGGCGGTCGACCCGGCCCGGATCAACGTCGACGACCGGGTGCGGGTCGCCGGGCAGTGGGCCACCGTCACCGCGAAGGTCGGCGACCAGCTCCGGGTGCGGTTTCCCGGCGCCCGGCTCGCCCTGGTCGCCCCGGGCGACGTCCGCCAGCACGAGGCCCGCGCCGTCGAGCTGGACATGTTCGGCGGGTCCCGCACGTTCGCCGGCGACGACCGGGCCGCGATCGGCGTGGCCGCGCGCGGCACCGTGGGCCGTGACACCGGCGCCCTGGTGCAGCAGCTCGGGATGTTCGACGTGTCCGACCAGAAGCAGATGGCCGGGCAGACCGCGCTACTCGACGCCCTGATGGAGATGCCGACCGCCCCGCCGCCCGTGTCGGTGCCGATCGCCGCGCCGGACGCCCCCGACGAGCCGACCCGGGTGCCCGACGACCTCACCGGCTGGTCCGACGAGCAACTCTCCGGGCTGTTCTCGGAGCTGTCCGACGCCCCAGACGACCAGCTCGACGAGGCCGGGATGTCCCGGATCGTCGCCGAGTGGGAACGCCGCGAAGCGGAGATGACCGCGATCGTCAACGCGGTCCCCGACGACCTGGGAACCCTCGACGACGACCAGGTCGCGCGGGCGTACGCCGACGTCACCGCGACCGTCGGATCCCTACACCCCGACGTGGTCGCCCGCCTCGAGGCCGAGCTGGACCGGCGCGACGCGGCCCGGGTCGCCGCCGTGCACGACCTGCAGATCAAGCGGGACCTGCTGGCGACCAGCCCGACGTCGATGACCGACCAGGAGGTCGAGCAGGCCGCGCAGTGGGCCGCCGACCTGGGCGACGAGCAGGCCCTGGAACGGGTGTACGAGGAGTGGGGGCGGCGGGAAGACGCCGAACGGGCCCGCCTCGAACAGGCCGAAGCCGAACGGGTCCACTCCGAAGAGGCCAGCGCGGTCGCCGCGACGGCCCTGATTCAGCGGGTCGCGGCGGAGCGGGCCGCGGAGAACGCGGCCGCGCAGGTCGCCGAGGCGGAACCCGGGTTCGACTTCCTGCAGCAGCTCATCAACCGGGTCGGGACCGGGCCCGACGTGGCGCGGGTCATCGGTGACGCCGACCGGGCCGACGACGAGCGGATGGCCACGTTCCGGGAGCGGTCCGAGAAGGAAATGCCGGTCCTGGTGGACATGTTCCGCGACCAGTCCGACGCCGAACTGAATAGCACATTTGTTCGGAACTGGTTTTCGGGTGACCCGCGGACCAAAGAGCAGGCCCGGCTCGCGAAGACCGAACAGCAGCGCCGGGAAGCGGTCCGCCTCGCCGAGCAGGCCGACGCCGCCGCCCGCCGCGACCGACGCCGGCTGATCCACGCCGACGTGGCCGAACTGTCCGACACGGACCTGCAGAAGTTCCCCGCCCTGCTGGACGCCCTACCGGGAACAGCGGCCGACCGGCTACGCGAAGACCGGATCCCGCAGATCCGGGCGGAGGTAGCCGCCCGGCAGGCCCGGATGGACACCATGGCCGCCGAGCGGGCCGCCGGCCCCGCCGGCCCCGTGCGGCTGGAAAACCCGATGGAGGCGTACGGCACCACCGAACGGTGGATCGCCCAGGGCAGCAGCTCCCGGTATTACCGGGCGCAACTGCGGTGGGCGGAGGCGAAGGCCACCGTCTACGGCCTACCCGCCGGTGCGTCGGACAAGGACGTCAACGCCGCTGAGCGGACCGACCCCCGGCCGATGCCGGACCGGGCCGCTCTGATCCTGGCGTGGTACCGGCACCTGGCCCAGTTCGACCAGGGAGCCGCCGGCGACCCCGACGAGTTCATCCGCGGGTACGACGACACCCCGGACGTCGCGGACACGGTCACCCCGACCCGCCCGGCGAAGATCGTCAAGGCCGATGAGGTGTGGGCGGCCCTGCAACAGCAGGCCATCGCGGACCGTAACGCCGGCGACGAGTCCGGCGCCGACCGGTTCTACCGGGCGCTGGCCCGCACCTACCGCATCGCTTACGACGACAACCTCCGCGGTGTCGAACTACAGAAGTCGATCGCACCCCGCACCAGCGCCGCCCTGGGCGCGGACACCCGCACCCCCAAGGTGAGGGCGCTCAACTTCGTCGCCGAGTGGCGCCGCCTCGCCGCCGAGGACGGCGTCGACCTGACCGACACCGCCCGGTTCGGGCCACCCGACAAGGGCCACCCGAAAGCCACCGGCGGGCGGGCGCACTGGGCCGCCGCCGACCCCGACCAGGAGAAGACCATCGACGCCCTCGTCGCCCGGGGCCGCGACTGGATCGACGCGTACGCCGAAGTCATGGGCTACGACGTCGACACGCTGCGCCGGGAGGAGGCCGCATCGGCCGCCCGGGCGAACAGCACCACCCGCCGCGGTGCGTCGGAAGCCGCGATACGGCAGCACTACGACGAGCTGGTCCTCGCCCAGTGGCAGGAAGCCGAGACCGCGACACGCGGGAACCTGCTCACCAAGCAGGCCCAGGCCCGCGGTGTCGACGCCCGCAGACTGTTCTCCGGGCCGGCGGCAACAGCCCTCGCGAACGCCAGCGAGGAACTGAAACGGTGGTGGGGCGAAAACCCCCGGCTGACGTACGCGCAGTACAAAGCCCAGCTCACCGGCGGGGCGAAACAGGCCCGGGACAAAGCCCTGGCCGGTAGTAAGGGGAACGAGTTCGCATGACGACAGTCGACCAGGCCACGGCGGCCGCGCGGCGCCTCGCGCGGTCCGCCGCCGCCGCGAACACCGGTACCGGGTCCTGCCCGTACCCGGCCGACGGGGCACCCGTGCAGTCCGCGGCCCGCCGGGCGTGGCTACGGACGTACCTCCACATCCGCCCACCGAAGCCGGGCGACGTGTCCTACGACGACGACCTCGCGGCCCTCGCCGCCGGCGACGACAGCACCGACGACCCCACCACCACCGTCGCCGACCAGGGCGCCCTCACGACAACCCAGCAGCAGTGACAGCGGCCCCGGCCGCCCCCACGGAAGGCGGCCCGACGATGCTCGGCACAGTGCAGGTATGGCGGCGCGGCGACGGCACCATCGAACTGGGTGAGGCCGCCCCGATGATCGGCGTGTCTCTGGGGCTGCTCAACGATCGGGCCGCCCACGAATTCCTGACCGTCCGGGAAGGGCTGGTGACCTTCGCCGGCACTGGCCCCGACCAGGAACCCCGCGAAGTCCGGTACCGGGCGGTCGGCTTCCAAGCCGCGGGCATCGCCCCGGCCGTCGGCGACGCCGCAATGAAACTCCCCGAAGAGGAGCGGGACGCCCGCCTCGACGGGGAGCTGTTCGCCGCCCTCGCCGCCGCCGAAGGCGGGTACGTCCTCCTACAACGGGTCACCTGACCCAGGCAGGCAACCCCGCAGGCGACCGGAAGGGACCACGGCGTGATCACCTCCCGAACCCTGTGGTTGCTGCGGGAACTACGCGCGGCCATCGGCAGCGAAACCGACCAGGTCGTCCGGCAGCTCGCCGGCGCATGGGTCACCGCGTGGGCCACCCTCGACACCGTGTGGCAGCACGCCGTCGCCGACATCCTCGACGACATGGCCAGCACCGGCCAGTGGCCGGCCCCGTACCGGCTGGCCCGGTTGCACCGGCTCGCCGCGGCGGCCACGCAGACCCGGGCCGCGCTCGACGCCCTCGCCGCCCAGACCGCGACCGCGGCGACAACCGGCGCCGGGAACATCGTCGCCGCGACCGCCGCCGCCGAACCGGCCATCATGGCCTCCCAACTCCCCGCCGCCGTCGCCGCAGCCGCTATCGAGGGGTACGCCGCGGCGGTCGCACCGTCCGCCCTCGAAGCGATCGTTCTACGCGCGCAGCAGCAGATCCACGCGGTGACGTGGCCGCTGTCCGCCGACGCGATCGAGTCGCTACGCCGGGCCCTGATCGCCGGCGTCGCCACCGGAATGCACCCCCGAGACACCGCCCGGGCCATGCTCCGCAACGTCCAAGGGGCATTCAACGGCGGACTCACCCGGGCCATCAACCTGGCCCGGACCGAGATGCTCGACGCGTACCGCGACACCAGCGCCCAGGTCCACCAGGCCAACGCCGACGTCGTCGACTGCTGGGTGTGGATTTCAGATCTTGGCACTAGGTGTTGTGCATCATGTTGGTCGATGCATGGCACTGAACACCCCGTCGAAACCCCCGGCCCCCTAGATCACCAGTCGGGTCGATGCAGTCGCATGGCCAAGCTGAAAAGCTGGGCTGAGCTGGGCATCCCCGGGATGGAGTCCGACGAAGACCTCATCCCGAAGGCTGCCGACCGGTTCGCCGCCCTCAGCCCGGCGGACAAACGGCGGGTCATGGGCCCACGCCGGCTGGCGCTGCTCACCAGCGGCCGCGTTGACCTGGCCGACCTCGCCATGCGCCGCACCACGATCGGATGGCGCCCGTCGTACGTCCCCCGACCCGTCGGGCAACTCGAACAGATCGCCGCCCGCCGCCGACGAGACACCACCACGTAACTCACAAAGGAGAACACCATGCAGAAGCCCAGTCTCGCCCGGATGGTCCTGGCGGTCGGCGGTAAGGCCAAGGCCAACGGCAACGAGCTGGCCCCGGCTGTGATCACCCGTGTGTGGTCCGAGCGGGAGGACGGCAGCTGGCTGGTCAACGCCACGCTGCTCCCGGACGCCAGCGCCCCGGCCGTGATCACCTCGGTCTACCTGTTCGAGGACGAGCAGGCCGCCCGCGACTCGCTGCAACACGAGACCTCGACGGCGCTCTTCTGGCCGCCGCGCGTCTGATGCGTGAAGGCCCGCCCTCGCCAGATGGAGCGGCTTACGCGCCGCAAGGACGCTGCGGCCATCCCGGCGAGGACGGGCCTACCGGCCAGAGTAACGGTGATTCGTCAGCGTAGGCGCGGCGCCGCCACCACGTAACTCAGTAGCGGTCACCGATCGACTCCTGCGTCTCACGCTGAGGATCACGCGGTGCAGACCCCAGCCATGCGCCGTCCCAGTGCACGGGGAAGTAGACATACCGCTCGGTCCAAACCAGGACCGGCGGGGCGGTGTACGACGTCGCCTCTGCGTCAAGGACATCCGCGGATGGGGCTACGGCCACGATGGGGGACGTGTCGCCGTTCTGCTTGCGCCGGAATTCCAGGTCTTCGCGCCAGTAGCCAATCATGGCTTGATCGTCCCATACCGGGGGAAGACGAATACGTCAGAGTAAATGGCGGGGCCGGGCCGGGCGTGTGCGCCGGCGCTGTCCGGACACTGCATCAGCACTTCCGGCCCCGCGCTCCGTCAGCGTAACCGGCAGGAGGCGCGATGCCCGGTCTGGGAGTCACCCCGCCGGCGCCGGTCGATGAGCATCCGGTGACGTGCCCGTGCACCTGGTGCTGGGAGCGCCGCACCGGCGCGACACCGTGGGCGTAGAGCGGACGCCCGGTTGGCCCGACTCGAACGGCGCTTTCGTCCAACGCCCCGGCCTGCCCCGGGGCCTTTCCCACTTCCCGGGCGCCCGCGCGGCCAGCCTATGCCGCGCCCCACCACGAAGGAGGTCGCCATGGCCGACGAGACACAAACGTGCCCGCGGCGGCTGAGCGACGCGTCCAGATTCGCCGGGCCGCCCGAAGCCGTCGTCGAGCGGCCCGGGCGCTGGAGATACCGCGTGTACGTGCGGGATGGGTGGGTGCTGTGGGGGCCGAATGGGTACGGCTGGGCCGTCTTCGGCCGGCAGCGGGCCGCTCGCAAGGCTGGCCGGGTCATCGCCGGCTACGTACGGGACCGGGAGCGCCGTGCCGATGTCTTCGTGGTGCGCCGGCTGGGTGACACGTCAGCGTAGGCGCGGCGCCACCACCACGTAACCCTCACGGCTAATCCGTGGCTAGCCACGCCAGATTTAGCCACCGGCCTAAACGGAGGTCAGCATCGTGAGTACGGGGATGCCGGCGGGGATCTGGCTGGGCAAGTTCGGCACGATCGTTCGCGACTACTTCGGCCACGTGCCGTATCACGTCGGCTCGTCGCTCAACTCGAAGCAGTGGCGCGACGTCGACGTCCGGCTCATCCTGCCCGACGACGAGTTCGCCGAGCGGTTCGGCGACAACCTCAGCGCCTGCACCAACCGGAAGCTCGCCGCGATCACACTGGCGTTCGCTGCGTTGGGCAAGGAGATGACCGGCCTCCCGATTGACTTCCAGATCCAGCAGCAGACCCACGCCAACAAGGCGTACTCCGGCACGCGCAGCGCGCTATTCGAGCTGGACCCTCCGGATTCGTCAGCGTAATCGCCGACCCGCTCATGTCCGTGATCAGCAAGATGATGAACATGCTCACCGGAGGCATGTCAGTGAACTGCCACCTGAGGGGGGACCGCATGACCGCCGACCTGTCTCCCCGTGCCCGCCGCGAGCTTGACGCCCTGGCTCAGGTCCGCGGGCCTCAGCGGGCCGAAGCCGTCCTGATCGCCCACCAGCGACGTGACATCGGCAGCTGCCTGTGCGGCTGGGCCGAGCTGGGCAAGTCCCACGCCGGGCACCAGGTCGCCAAGCTTCGCGAGGCCGGGCTACTGGTCCAAGGCGAGTCGGACTCGACACCGTAACCGTCAGCTGTCGGTCCTGACCTCGATCAGAAACATCCCGAAGTCGACGAACTGCTGGCCATCGCAGTGGTGTAGACGGGCCGGGCTGATGGCCGGCTCGCCGTCGCGGCCTTCGAACGGGAACTCCCCGTTGTGCCAGACGTACACCTCAAGGCAGTCCCCCGGCCGTGTTGCCACTCGCGCCGGTTGTACCAGTCGATCACGGCCCGGCCGCTGAGTTGATCGCCGCGATCCGGCACGGCGGGCAGACGTCGCGCCCGGTGGTATGGCGCTGCACTTCCCACCCGACCGCCGCCGCGTCGACGCGTACCGCCTTCGCTGTCCCCGCCACCGGCGCCGGCGGGAACACCGCGCCGCATCCGCACACGATTTGCACGGTGAAGATCGCCGTCATGGCGTCACCGTACCCACCTGCCCAGAAAGGGGCCCCCGGGATGGACGACTTCGCAGACGCCGTCGTGCTCTACCAGGCGTACGGCGATTCCGCTGACTGGCGTAACTTCCGCGGCGACGCGATGCCGACGTGGCCGAACCTGCCCGACACCACCAAGGAACACTGGCGCGCCGCAGCGGAAGCGCTCCGCGGGCGCGTCGAGGCGCGGAACTAGCCGGCCGGGCCCGGGGCGCCGTCATGCTCACCGTCCGTACCGTCGCCGACCTGCAGCCCGGCGACCTCGGCTTCACCAGCATCGCCGGGCGGGCCGGCGCGGGTGTCCTCGCCGGGCAGACCGCTATCGACGTCGCCGCGCTGCTGCGGGCCCGGCGGGCCGAAAACGCCGGGTGGATCACCCACGCGTACATCGTCACGACCACCGGTCGGCACCTCACCAGCGGCGCGCCGTGGGCGGAGATCGTCGAGGCGGTCCCCGCCGGCGCCCGCCGGGTCCTACTCACCGGCGCCGACCGGACCGGCCACGGGTACGCGTACGTCCGCCTCGGCGGGGATGCCGGGCCGGCCGGTTGGCAGACCCGGGCCGGCGCGGCCGCCGGCCGGATGGTCGGCACCCCGTACGGATGGGGGCAGTACGCGGCGATCGCCGGGCTGACCCTCTCCGGTGGTGCCGCCGCCGACGCGTGCGGGCCGCTGGCCCGCTACGTCAACCGGCGTGACGCCGGAACCGGGCTGCCCGTGCAAGTCATCTGCTCCCAGCTCGCCGACGAGGCGTTACGCCTCGCCGGGGTGGCCCTGTTCGTCGACGGCCGCCCCCCGCAGTACGTGACGCCCGGTGGGCTGTTCTGGCGCGCCGCGCATCTCGGCGACGTCGCCGTCTGCTGACCCCCGCCCCTGGATCTCCGCACCCCCACCGTGGGGGTGCGGACGACCACGCCCTAGAGAGGCATCCGCCCATGCTTCACACCACCAAACTCACCGGGACAACCTCCGAGGGTCTCCCGATGACCATCACCCTTGAGGTTGAGCAGCCCGACCCGCCGCCGCTGCCGGTTGGCCCGCCGACCCCGCTGACCGTGATCGGGACGAACGTCAACACGCCCGACCTGGGGCTACTCGCCCCCGGTGGGCGCAACGCCGGGTCGCGGTTCGTCCGCACGTTCTCCGCCCCCGGGCAGGCCATCCTGCCGTGGTCCGTGGGTAAGCGCGCCGTACCCACCGGGGTTGTCGACTTCCACTCCTGGAAGGACTGGCCCTCGGACACCGACGCCGTGGCCCTGGTCACCAGGATGCTCGACACCATGCCCGCGCAGCTCCTCGCCGACGAGCCGCTGCTCCCGGAGCTGGGAATCTACGACCCCGACGGGTACAGCGACGGGCAACCCGAATGCGACGGCATCAGCTTCCTGGTGACGTACTTCCACGAGGGCGAGCCCGATTTCATCAGGGCCGGGCTGACGGCGGCGGAGTGGCGGCGCCGGCACCGGCTGGTGTACCGCACCATCCGCCAGCACCACAACGGCCGCCGGGTCGCGTACGTGCCAATCCAAACGCTGACGTGGACCGACGCGGTCAGCACCCCCACCAACCCGAAGGGTGACCGGGACCCGGTCGCGTGGTGGGCCGGTGTCGGTGACTACGCCGGGTGGGACTGCTACGCCCCGTCGGTCACGACGAAACCACCGGCGCCCGGCCTGTACCCGCCGCCGGCGAAGTTCCTGACGGTGCCGCTGGACGGGGCGCGGGCCACCGGTCGGCAACTGTTCGTCCCCGAACTGGGCGTCATCCGCCAAGGGGCACCGGTGGACCTCGGTGCGTTCCGCGCCGCGTGGATGGTCCAGGTCGCCGCGTACCTCGCCGACCAGGGCACCGCTGGGGTCGGCTGGTGGGACGCGGTCGGCAACCCGACGTCGACCAGCCCGGCGCGCGACTTCCGGCTGGTCGACTCGCCGTCACGCGCCGCGTGGCAGGAGATCATCGCCGGCCGGTACTGAGCAGCGGACCCGCACCGGGCCGGGTGGACAGCAAAGGGGGCGTGGATGCGCCGTGCGTGGCGGTGGTGGCGGTCCCGTGACAAGCGGGTCCGTCTGGCGTGGGCGTTGCTCGCCTGCGTCCTACTCGGCTGGCCGACGACGTCGACCCTCGTCGCGGTCGGCGTCCCGATCTTCGAGCAGACGATGCTCGCCCTGTCCTGGATCGCGCCGGCTATCACCGCGCTGGACCTGCTGTTCACCTCGCAGCTCCACGAGAAACACGACGCCGCCGGGTCCTGATCATTCGCCGGGGTCGCCGCCCCGCCGCGGTGGGCGGGTGTCCGTGCGGGTCGCGGTGGCCCCCGGCGGTGGGCGCCGCCCACCGCCGGGCAGCAGGTGCGGGGGCTCCGATGAGGGCTCCGGTCGATCATCCCGGGCGCATTCGTTGTCATACATCAATCAATTGATACCCGAAGCTCGGGAGGTTTCGCCATGTCCAATCGTCGACGCCCACGCGTCCCTGGCCGGTACGAGCGGGCCCCCGAACTCCGGGCGCCGTTGGGTGACCACGCCGGCGAGGCCGGTATCCGGGCCGGGTTCCGGGCCGCCCTGCACGCCAATGCCACCGCCCGCAGGGTCGCGACTGTCGAGGCGGCCGACACCCTGGAGCGGGTCACGGTCACCGAGGCCACCTCGGGTGGTGTCCGCCCGGTCAGGGGCAAGCCGGCGGAGATCACCGTCGACATCATCCGGTCGGGGTGGAACAGGTCCGGGACCCGGTACTACCCGGCCGAGGTGCTTGAGCGGGACATCCCGGTCTGCTACCCGGCCGGCACGCACATGTACGTGAACCACCCCGGTCAGGTCGAGGCTGAGGACCGACCGGAGCGGTCCCTGTACGACCTCGCCGCGGTGTTCACCAGCACCCCGTACGCGGTCCGTGAAGGCGACCAGACCGTCATGCGGGTGACCGCCCGGGCGTACTCCCGACACCGGGAGTTCCTCGCCGAGGCGGCCGGGGACATCGGCGTCAGCATCAACGGCAACGGCGACGGGTCGATCACCGAGCGGGAAGGCCGCACCGGGCTGGTCCTCGAACGGCTCACCCACGGCCAGTCGGTCGACTTCGTCACCAAGCCCGGCGCCGGCGGTCGCATCGTCGCCCTCCTCGAGGCGCACCGCGGCGATGTGCTGCGGGAAGCCGCGAGCCTGGGCGGCTGGCTCGAATCGCGTATCCACCTCGGATTCACCCAGCTCGCCGACGACCTGTACGGCGACGGGCGCCTCAGCCGCGACGAGCGGATCGCCGCGTCCAGCGCGGTCGGTGACGCCCTGGCCGCGTTCGTCAAGGCCGTCGAGGACAAAGCCCCCGCGCTGTACCAGCGGTCCCGGTGGGCGAACCCCGACACCGCCGGCACCCCCGCCGCCGCGACCCGGGAGGCGGCCGTCGAGGCACAGCGGGAGGCCCTCGACCGGGCGCTACAGAGCGCGTACGGCGGCGACGACCGGTACGCGTGGCTGCACGACTTCGACCCCGACGCCGGCGTCGCCTGGTTCCGCAGCAGCGGGAAGGACACCCCTTCGGCGCTGTGGCAGCAGAAGTACACCCGCGGCGCGGCCGGTGTCATCACCCTCGACGGCGCTCGCGTCGAGGTCCGCGCCCGCACGGTCTACGACCCCGTAGACCCCGGCGTGCCCACCCAGGAGGCCCAGCCGGGCCCCACCACACAGACCCCCGACGGTGCGCAAACACCGCCGGGCCCACCGGCCGACGAGGCCACCACCGCGAAGGAGACAGCTATGACCGACACCACGGTCAAGGACGCTGCGGCGCGCGAGGCCGACGAGGCCACCCGCATCCGTGAGGCCATCCGCACCCAGGAGGCCACCGAGCTGGCCCAGTACCGGCAGGCCGACAAGGCCCGCGGCGTGCTGGACAGCAAGCTCGCTGAGAGCACTCTCCCGGCGCTCTCGCAGAGCCGGATCCGGGCCGAGTTCCCCGCGACCCGGCTCCCGCTGATCGAGTCGGACCGCACCCTCGACGTCGCCGCGTTCACCCGGACCGTCGAGGCCGCGATCGCCGCCGAGAGCGACTACGTCACGTCGATCCTCGAGGCGGCCGGCGTCGGGAAGGTCACCGGCAACGGTGCCGCCCCTGGTGCTGGTGCGGGCGCCCCCACGTCCCTGTTCGGCACCCCGCCGCTGACCGGCGGGGTGCTGTTCGGCGCCGCCGCCGGCGGCGTGTTCGGCGCCCCGGTCACGGAGGCCCAGGCGGTCCAGGACAAGCAGCTCCGCGAGGCGCTCATCGACACGTACGTGCGGCGCGGGCAGACCCGCGAGGCCGCCGAGCGGGCCGTCGACGCCCGGATCTAACCGGACCGGTCACCGGCCCGCACAACCCCAGAAGGAGAACAAGCGATGGCGCTTCGCGACTACATCGTCCACGAGCTGGGCGACCAGCTCGACCGTAAGCCGACCCTGCCCGCGTCCGGCGGGAAGGTCGGCGACCCGTGCATGTTCGGCCGCCGGCCCGGAGTCCTCAAGACCGATCAGGACGCGGTCACGAACCGGGCCACGATCAAGTTCAACGGGTCGCACCGCTTCAACGTTCACGCGGTCACCGCCGGCGGCAACTCGGCGATCGCCCCCGGCGACGACCTGTTCTACGACCCGTCCCCCGGGGCGACCAACCCCAACATCAACAAGGACGTGACGAACGGCCAGTTCTTCGGCGTAGCGGCGGAAGCCGTCGCGTCCGGGGGCAAGGCCGTCATCGTCGTGGACTTCGTGAGCTGAGCGGAGAACCGACCAAGATGACAAGCACCCTGTTCGCCCCGGTCGTCGAGACCCTCGACGCCTCCCAGGCCGGCACCCCGGCCCTGTTCGGCTCCGACGGCATGGCCAAGAAGGCCAGCTTCGCGGCCGGCATGATGCACCCCCGGATCGGCGGCGACCCCCGCAAGTACAAGATGGCGATGTACGAGGCCGAAGAGCTCGTCGGCGACGTCATCGCCGGCCGCCGGCCGATCTGGCGTTTCACCGAGGCCATGACCACGGACCTGTTCCCCCTCGTCCACGCCGACAGCCTCGACCGGCAGATGTACGGCGCCTACTCCGCTGCGCCGGTGTCGTGGTCGCGGTACGCCCGCCGGGGCAAGGTCAACGACTTCCGGGAGGTGAAGCGGTTCGCGAACACGGGCATCCGCGGCCTGCTGAAGATCGTTCCGGAGCTGGCCGAGCATGAGCGGCGCACTACCGAGGAAGCCGTCTACAAGTACTCGGTCAACAAGTACGAGGCCGGTTTCGGCATGTCGTTCGAGCTGATGGTCAACGACGATCTGGACCAATTTGCGCGGCTGCCGCAGGACCTGGCGCAGTCTGCGATCGACACCGAAGAGAACTTTGTGGCCACGCTCATCGCGGGCCCGTCCGGCCCGAACGCCACGTACTACAACCTCGCCAACGACAACGTGGCGACGTCGAACGCGCCGCTGACCCGGGGCAGCCTCCAGGACGCGCTCACCCGCCTCTTGAAGCGCAAGGATGAGCGGGGCAACCCGATCACCGTGTCCGCGGTGGAGCTGGTCGTCGCGCCCGGTCTGATGATGACCGCCAACGAGATCATCGGTGCGACGCAGTACCGGATCGTGGGCGACAACGGCAACGTCACGATCATCTCCGGGAACGGCGTCGCGGTGAACCTCACCCTGTCGGTCAACTACCAGATCGGGGCGGTGGCGACCACCGCGAACGCTGACACGTCATGGTGGTTGTTCGCCAACCCGGGCAGCGCCCGGCCGGCCCTCGAGGTGGGTTTCCTGCGCGGCTACGAGCAGCCCGCCCTGTACGAGAAGATCCCGGACATGCGCCGGTTCGGCGGCGGCGCCGAGGTCGCGTGGTCCTTCGAGCACGGCGACGCCCACAAGAAGGTCCAGCACGTGCTGGGCGGGTCGTTCGTCGACGCGAAGATGACGATCGCCAGCCGAGGGGACGGGTCCACCGTCTCCTGATGACGGAGATCAGCAGCAAGGCCCGTGAGGCACTCGCCGCGCTGACCGCCTACGAACGCGAGACGAACCGGGTTCTCGTGATCCTGGCAGAGCTACTCGTCGAGCAGAACGACCTGCTCCGCGAGCAGCTCGAGGAACAGCGCAACAGCGCCGCTGTCACGGTCAACAACGCCGCGCCGGCCGACACCCCCGCGGGTGCCGGCCGGCCGGCCGCCGGGCACACCCCGGCCGCCGGGCACACCCCGGCAGGGAAGAAGGAAGCCGCTGTGCGACTCACCGAACCCGACGTACCCCCGGCCGACGACGACGGCCACGGTGGCCGGCCACGCCCCGGGACCAGCTCCCCGCCGGCGGACCCCGACGATGCGCCGGCCCCCGCCCCGGCCCGTGTGGCCGCCAAGGCCACCGAGCCGACCACCGACAAGCCCACCACCGGCGCCGCGCCCGACGGGCCGGCCCGCCCGGCCGCCAAGGCCAAGGCTGCCCCGGCCAAGACCACCAAGGCCGCAACCAAGGCAGGGAAGGCGGGCAGCCGATGACAGCCAAGACCCGCGCGGCGTACGTCGGTGACCTCGCGATCGCCGGCAGGGCCATCCTGGTCGGCGGGACGGTCACCGTGCCGAACACCAAAGTCACCGCCGCGTCTTTGATCATCCCGGCTATCCAGATCCCGGGTGGCACCCCCGGCGCGGTGTACGTGTCAGCTCGCGTCCCGGGCGTCTCGTTCACACTCACGTCGACATCGAGCGCCGACACCAGCACTGTCGGCTACTCGATCGAGCCGTAACGCCGGCCGCTTTTCACCCTTCCCGCGGGCCGGGCCCCGCACCAACCACCCATGTGCGGCGCCCGGCGCCGGAAAGGCGGCACCTCATGCCCGGACCCCGCAGCCGCGCGGCGTACCTTGGCGACCTCGCCCCGTACCTCGACGACCCGTCATCGATCAACCCCCGGGACGTCAAGTACGGAGCGGCAGGCACCGGCACGAAAGACGACACCGCCGCCCTGGTGAAGGCCCACGCCGCTGCGGTCGCCGCAGGCGGGTTCGTCCAGCTCCCGGCCCGGCACGTACCTGCACACCGGGTTTTCGATCACCTCGTCGCTGCGCGGCTCACCGCTGGGCAAGACGGTCCTACGCGGCCCACAGATCACCCTGTCGACGTCGGGTATCGAGCTGTCCGACCTGAAGATCGTGTCGTCGACGTCAACAGCGGTGATATCCGCGCACTGCGCCGATGTCCGGTGGCAGCGGGTCGAGGTCAGCCACGAAAACGGGGTGACGGACCACCTCGCGTGGAACGCGTACAACGTCGACCGGCTGCAGGTCATCGGTTGCAAATTCGGCATCGGGGGGTTGCAACTCAGCCTGTGCGACGACTTCGTCATCAACAACAACTTTTGGGACGCGCAGTACCTCAACACCAACGAGCCGTGTCACATCAGTACGCAAAGCTCGGGTGTTTTCACGAACAATACGGTGACGAACACAGCGACGGACGCGGTTGACCTTTACTCGTCAGGTCACCGGTGCGTGGTCGCCAACAACCGCTTTATCGGGCTGCGGGGCGGCGCCGGTCTTGAATGCAAAGTCACCATGTCGGACATCCCTGGTAACTCGTCGTCGCCCGGGAATGTGTTCGAGTCGACGGTTATCGCGAACAACGTTTTCCGGGACTTCAACGGCTCGGTGACGTCGACGCGGACCGGGATCTACGCGTCGTATGTCGACAGCCGGGCGGCGCCGGCGTTCGCGATCGCCGAGGCCAACCGGGGCATCATCATCACCGGGAACATCTTGGCCGACTTCAACGAGACGGACCCCGGTAACGGGGCCATCGTGTCGTACCAGGCCATCGTGTTCCACGGCAGCAACGGCATCGTCGCGAACAACATCGTCCGGAACATGCGGGCGTGGAACGCGGCCACCCCCGTCGGCATCGCGCTGTTCTCCGAGAACGCGGATGTCACCGCCGGGGCGAAGTGCATCGGTGTGACCGTGCAGGGCAACAACATCGCCGGGCTGGAAGGCGTCACCAGCTACGGCATCCGGGCCGGGAACCTCGACTACTGCAACATCACCGGGAACACGATCCGGACCGATGACGTCGCCGGGCGGTCCCCGAAGTACGGCATCGGCATAACCAACGGTGCGTCGCTGAACCACTGCAGGATCTCCGACAACATCATTCAGTGCAACCAGACCAACGCCCAGGCCATTGTGGCGACGAGCACCACCACCACGTTTACCGAGTGCGACATATCGGGGAACATGATCCGGGACTGCGGGATCAGCATCTACAAGGCGATCCGGTGCAGCTTCACAAATAACACGTTCAACAACGCGACAAACGGTGGGGCTTTCAACCTCGGCATCGCCGGGGTGACGTGCCTCGACATCCGCATCATCGGTAATCACTTCACGATGAACGGGGCGGCCAGCGCTATCGTCCTGACGAACGTCGACGGGTTCATCGCGAACGGGAATACGTTCAAATCGGTTACCCGGTCAATCTTCGCATTCAGCGTGACGAAGAACGGGGTCGTAACGGGGAACATCGCCCGCACCCAGTCGGTCGGCTCCACCGTCCTCATCTTCGACGCCAGTGTCAGCGGCGGCGACCAGGCCACCACGTACATCGACGCCAGCTCAAACAAGATCCTCACCTGATGGAACCGCGGCCCAACGCGACCCACCACGCGCGGCGCCCGGCGCCGGGAAGGTAAGGCACCCACATGGCGCGCTGCGAATCCGGCACGCTCACCCCAACCACCCCGGCCACGGTCGTCATCGACGACTCATGGCCGGGCGGCGTGAGCATTTCCCGCCTCAACGAGGGCCCGATCGCGACGATCTGGTACCGCCTCGACGGCACAGACCCCACCGTCGGTGGGGATGACAGTTTCCCCTGCCTCGACACCGTCCACATACCCCACCCGGCAGACGGTGAGGCCGGGCTTCCCCGAAACGAGCAGGTCGAAGTCCGGATCATCTCGTCCGCCGCTGTGCAGTACACGGTTGAGGGCAACCCGGTGTGGAAGCGGGTGACGTCATGACCGCCCGGCACCAGGTACGGACTACGCCCGGCGCGGGCGCCGTGACGCCGGAGCAGCTCGCCGTCAAGGCGGAGCGGCTGACGACGACTGGCACGAAGACGGGGGCGTACACCGCGGCGGCGAACGAGCTGGTGCCGTGCAACCCCGCCGCCGGCGCGTTCACGGTCACCCTTCCCGACTCGACGGCAGCCGGTGTCGGCGGGACGGTGGTGGTCCGGAAGACGGACGCGACGGCTAACGCGGTTACCGTGCAGCGGGCGGGGACCGACACCATCAACGCGGTGACCACGCCGGTCACGCTGACCCTCGCCGACGAAACCGTCGTGTTCACGTCGAACGGGGCCGGGAAATGGGCGATCTCAGCCGGGCACAAGTCCACGGCGGCGCTCGACGGCCGGTTTGCCGCACTCACCGGTTACACCTACGAGCGAGCCTTCCCGGTGTTTTTCACCAATACGGCAAGCGAGAAAGCGGACCTGTATTTCACCGGCGCAGTCAGCGCCGAGATCGAGGTAACCCTGGTCGGGCAGTTCAACGCCGCGAACGCTAACGGTGTGCTCCGGGTGATCTACAGCCTCGCCGGTTCGGCGGCCGGGGTGGTGTACGACAACACCGCTACGGTCGTCGCCGCGCAGGGCAGCCTCCCGGCCCATTTCGGCCTCGTCGGTCCGGTCTGGGACGCCACCAACTCCCGGTGGAAGATCACCATAGTTCATCGCACCGCGTCGGCTAACTCCGTTGCTGTGCGGGTGCGCTGGCTGACCCAGAACACCACGCAGAGCGCATCTATCCGGGACTCGATCGGTGTGTCGTCGGTCTACACCACCGACACCAGCACGATCCCGGCGCCGACGCCCAGCGCCGTGCAGAAAGGCGAGCTGTTCATCGACCCGCGCGCCGCCGTCTACGGGGCTGTCGGTGACGGCGTGGCCGATGACACGGCCGCCGTGCTGGCCGCGTTCACCGCGGCGAACGCGACTACCAGGGCCGGCGTCGCCGGCACGATCCTGCACCCGGGCGCCACCGTCATCCTGCGGGGGAAGTTCAACCTGGCCAGCATCGCCAGCGCGATCCCTGTACGGTGCAATGTCCTGTCGGCCGGGGCTGAATTCATCATTCCGGCCGCGTACGCCGGGACGGCCGTGCTCGTCGGGCACTCGACGTCGGGCAGCATCTTGCAGGCCGCCCGGATCGTGCTGCCAGACGTCATCAAGCCGACCGGGTCCGCGGTGGTGGCCAGCTCCGTCGGTGTGGTTGTGCAGAACGTGTACAGCTCCGAGATGACTTTCGGGCGGGTCGCGTACTTCGAGACCGGCATCTGGATGACCGGCCTGGGCAACGGAACGGTGTACAACCGCGTGCACCTGGGGTGGATCTCCTACTGCAAGGTGTCGATTCAGCTCAAGCCGCAAGCCGCCGGTTGGGTCAATCAGAACGCGTTCGTCGGCGGCGGCATTCAGCAATCGGTGGGCTTCCACGGCGGCACCCGTCTCGCCGGTTTCCGGCACCTGGTCATGGACGGTAACGGCATCGCCGCGATCGACGGAAACATCTTCACCGGCGTGTCGTTTGAAGGCGACGTTTCCGCGGAGTGTTTTTACATCCACCACGCATTTCAGAACACATTCAACGGATGTCGATTTGAGGCCGGCACGCTAGGCAAGGCCATGACCGTATCCGGGAACACCATCACCTCGACGGCGCACGGGCTGGCCGTCGGCGACATGATCATTCCCACGTCGTCAGTCGAGCCGACCGGGATGGTCAACCTGACCCCGTACTACGTGGTGTCGGTGCCCGACGCCAACACGTTTACGATGGCCCGCAGCAAGGGCGGCACGGCCATCGTGTTCGGGTCGTCCGGCACCGCGGTCACGTTCGCCCGACCGCACCGCATCTACATCGACACCAGCGGCATCGGTACAGCGGACAATGTGATCCGCGACATGGTCAACCCGCTGTACTGGCTGGACATGGTGCACAGCACCCCGATCGCCTCGGGCAACAAGGTCGAGACGTCGTCGCTACACATCGCGAGCCGGTACGCGCCCGAGGACCTGCCGCTGTACCGGGCCCGAAATTCAGCCGGCGTGCTCGCCACGGTCCGGCCGCTGTTCGCGACGTACGCGCCGGGTGTCAACCCGCAGGAAGCCCCGGACGGTTGGGCGGTGGCCCTGTCCGACCGCGGGATCCTGTGGCGCAACGGGCAGCTCATCGGCGCGGGTACCGGTTCACCGGAGGGGGTCGTCACCGCACCGCCCGGGTCGGAGTACCTCAACGCCAGCGGCGGCACCGGTAGCACCAAATGGCTCAAGGAGTCCGGGACCGGCAACACCGGATGGGCCCCGGTGCCGGGCCTCGCCCCCCGGACGACGTCGGTGACAACGTCAGCGGCACCGACACCCTCGGCGGCGACCGACGACGTGTACCTGCTGACCGCGTTGGCGCAGTCGGCGACGTTCGGCGCACCGACCGGGTCGCCCGGGTCCGGACAGCGGCTACTCATCCGGATCAAGGACAACGGCACCGCCCGCACGTTGGCGTGGAATGCGATCTGGCGGCCGATCGGTGTGCTGCTGCCCACGACCACGGTGGCTACCAAACTGCTGTACGTCGGGGCGGTCTACAACGCCGCCGACACGAAGTGGGACGTCATCGCCGTGACGCAGGAATAGGAGGCCACCCGTGTCAACGATCACCGCGGCCCCCGGCGGCGGCAACTGGTCGGCCGGCGCCACCTGGGTTGGTGGCGTCGCGCCGACCGCAGCCGATGACGTCGTCCTCGACGCCACGGCGAACGGCGCCACCAACGTCGTCATCGACGCCGGCGCTGTCGCCCGGTCCCTCGACTGCACCGGGTACCCGGGCATCCTTACCCACACCGCCGGCGTAGCTCTGACCCTGGGCGATGCCACCGCGGGCGCCGGCTCGGTGGCGCTCAAGATGGTCGCCGGGATGACGTACACCCTGGGCAGCGCGACCACCTCAACGGTGGCGTTCGTGTCGACGTCGGCGACGCAGCAGAGCATCACCACCGGCGGTAAAACCCTCGGCAACTGGACGATCAACGCCCCCGGGGGCAGCTACATCCTGGGCGACGCGAACACCGTCGGTACCACCTCAACGGTCACCGTCACCGCGGGCACCTTCAACACGGGCACCTTCGGCTGTTCGTGGGGAAACTTCGCGTCGAGTAACACGAACACCCGGTCGTTGATCTTCGGCACGGCGGCTATCACGCTGACCGGCGGGGGCGGCACGTTCGACGTTCTGACCACGACCGGGCTGACGCTGAGCGCCCTGTCGTCAACGATCAACATGCCGGCAAACGGCTACTTCAAGGCGCTCGGCTCGTACGGCACGGTGACGTGGCTGGCGCTCGGGCCGAACGGCCAGTCACAGCCCTTCACCTGTGTCAACCTGACCATCGTCGGTGGGTCCGCAAAGACCGGCGACTTCAACACCGCCGGGAACATCACGATCACCGGCACGCTGACCCTGGCCGGGAACTCGGCAGTCAACCGGATCAAGGTGCACTCGTCGTTGCCCGGCAACCCCCGGTCGCTCATCGCGGCGAACGTGGCGGTCAGCAGCACCGACTTCCTCGACATCGCCGGCGCCGGCGCCGGCAACTGGGACCTGTCGGCGGCCACCGGCGGGGTCGGCAACTGCGGCGGGAACACCGGCATCATCTTCACCCCGGCGGCAACCCAGACGCACGTGGCCGGGGCGGGCGGCAACTGGTCAGACGCCGCCCAGTGGACCAGCCGGGTGCCGCTGCCCCAGGACGACGTCGTGGTCGACGTCAACACCACGGGCACCCTGGTCGCGGACATGCCCCGTTTGGGCCGCAGCATCGACTTCACGGGGTTCGCCGGCACCGCGGCGTTCACCTCACAGATCACTCAAATGTTCGGGTCGCTGATCCTCGACGCCGCTATGACGATCACCGGGACGTTCGCGTTGAGCTTGTCCGGCCGCGGTAGCCACACGGTCACGTCGAACGGCAAGACCCTCACGCAACCGCTGACAGTCAACGCGCCGGCTATGGGCACCTACACGCTGCGCGACGCCCTCACCACCGCGGGCGCGCTCACGCTGACGCTGGGGACGCTGGCCACCGCTGGCCACCCGGTGGGTTACCTGTCTCTCGTGGTCACGGGCGGCGTTCTGCGGGCCGGCGCCGGCCCGTTCGCCGCGTTCTTCTGACCCACCCCCACCCGCGGCGCCCGGCGCCGGAAAGGCGGCACCTCATGCCCCCACGTACCCGCGCCGCGTACGTCGGCGACTACAGCCGGATTCCCGTCAGTCAGGACCAGGTGACCGGGCTGCCGACGTCGCTCGGCAGCAAGGTCGATCGGGACAGCATCGTCGTGAACGTGGCAGACCACGGCGTCGACGCCACCGGCGCCACCGACTGCACCACCGCGCTACGCACGATCCTGCAGAGCGGCGCGAAGCGGATCCTGATGCGCGGGACGTTCCTGGTGAACATTCCCAATGGTGGGAGCCTGGCGTCGTTCACCGGGGTCACGGGCCTGCACATCGACGCGAGTAGCGCAACGATCAACAACCCGGTCGACTACGGCAGCCAAGCCTTCACGTCGGTTTTCCTGCTGAATGGCTGCACCAACACCCGTATCGAGATCGGCCAGTTCACCGGGTTCCACCTGGCTGATCTCTACACGAACCTCGGCCGGCAGGGCGTCATCGTGGTCCGGGCGATCAACGGATGCGCCGGGGTCACCGTCAAGGCCAACATCACCAACGCGCGGTATGGGGTGCAGTCCGGGGAGTACGCCGACCCGACCAAAGGCGGGTGCACCGACTTCGATTTGGACATCCGCGGCTCGTATATGGGATACCCGATTGCCCTGTACCGCGCTGAGGGCCTGCGAGGGCGGGTGCGGGTGGACAACTTCGACCGGGCGGTCTACATCGCCGGGGTCAGCAACGTCGACCTCGACGTGCAGTTCAAGAATCCGATCAGCGGCGGCGACACCGTCTGCCTGATCACCGACGCCATGACCGGGGTGGGCACGTCGAAGGGGTGCTCCAACGTCGACATCCGGGCCACGGACATGGGATCCACCACCATGCCGGTGTCGTGCATGGTCGCCGGAATCATGCTGAGCCGCGTCGACCCGGGCACCGAATTCGAGAACGTTCGGGTCCATGTGTCGGTCCGATCGTCGGACACCGTCGCGTACCAGATCGGCGCTTTCCGGGTCCACTCCGGTGCGAACCAGGTTCAGCCGTCGTACCCGTTCAACTGGGAACAGACGATTGTGCTGCGCAATATCACCGTGTCCGGGATCATCGACCGGTCCGGGCAGTCGATGGCGTCCGAGTCGGTCGGCCCGCTGTACGTCAACACGTGGGACACCGGTACGCACTACGCCACGGTGACAGGGCTGTCGATCGAGGACCTGACGATCATTCCCGCTGCCACCGGCGGCGTGAATGCCCGGATCACCTGCCCGGGGTTGCAGGACAAGATTTCGTTCCGCAACTTCACAGCGCCTAGGGTGCCCATCGTCATCAACACGGGCCTCGACGCCACTGTCGAATTCATCGGATCCGCGATGGGCCCCATGTCCACCGACGGGTCGGCAGTGGTTTCCCTGATCGGCAGCACTGTTGCGTCGGTCGACACGAACATCGCCGCGAACCTGCGGCACGTCAACTCCACGGTCGCCGGCGGCGGCGCCCTGATCCGCACCAAGCAGATCGAGCTGACCCTGACCGGCACGTCCGTCACGTGGGCCGCGGCCATCCCGGCCGGTGCGATCGTGCTGGGCGTCACCGGCCGGATCACCCAGGCCATCACCGGGGCCACCGGCTACAAGGCAGGGGTGTCCGGCGACGACGACCGGTTCGTTGGCCGTCCGGATACCACTCTCGGGGCGACGTTCGACCCGGCGAACATGGCTGTGGAGGAGACATTTCTCCGGTACTACCTGGTCAGCACCGCGATCCTCGTCGGCGGCCTGGCGGGCACCACGTTCACCGGCGGGAAGATCCGGCTCACGCTGCACTACATCCTGCTGTCCGCCGCGACAAGCTGAGCCGCCCGTCCCACGTCCTCACAGGAAAGGGGCCCCCTGGTGGCCGCCACCGCAGAGCAAATCAGCACCATGCGGCTTCTCGCCGCGGACACCTACGCACCTGGGTACCTACTCACCGACGGGCAGTACGGGGAGCTGTTCGACCTGGAGGGCGGCAACGTCAAGCTCGGTGCGGCGGCCGCTCTGGAGACCATCGCGACGTCCGAGGTGCTGGTAGCGAAGAAGATCACCACCCAGGACCTGAGCGTCGACGGGCCGGCGGTCGCGGAGGCGTTGCGCAAGTCGGCGGCGTTGCTCCGCTCCCAGGTCGCCGGGGTCGACGAGGCAGCCGCCGCGGAAGCGGACGGGTTCGGGTTCGACTACGTCGATTTCCCCGTCTACGGCGGGTGGGGGTGACCTGGTGCCGTTGCCGAACACGCGGGTGATCCACCCCCGTTTCCTGCAGCACCATGCAGCGTCGGTCGCGGGTGGGATGACAGCGCGGGTGCGGCTACGCCGGCCCGACACGGTCGAGGTCCGGGACGTTGAGACGGGCCGGACCGGGTTCGAGTCGGTCGCCGCGTACTACGACGGGCCGGCGCGGGTCCAGGCCGGCGGCGGCGGGCCACCGCAGCAGACCGGATCCGACCAGCGGATCGCGACCGGCAGCTACCTGGTCGCGGTGCCGATCGGGGCCGGGGTGCCGGAGCACGACGACCTGGTCGACGTCTACGAGTGCCCCGATGACCCGGTCGCGGTCGGGCTGACCCTGCACGTCGTCGACATCCCCACGGCCAGCATCGTCCTACAGCGCAACCTCCGCTGTGAGGTACACACTCCAGCGCCTGCCACCTCCTGACCAACCTCCGGGCGCACGCCCAATCCCCCACCCGCGGCGCCCGGCGCCGGAAAGGCGGCACCTCATGCCCCCACGTACCCGCGCCGCGTACCTCGGCGACCTGAACCCGTTCCGTAACAGTGCCGACGGGAGCGTCAATGTCACGAATGCTCCGTACAACGCCGACCCGACCGGGGCGGTCGACGCCACTGCGGCGTTCCGGGCCGCGGCGGCGTCGGGGGCGTCGCGCATCGTCGTTCCGGCCGGCAACTACCTGGTGTCGAGCGTCGCCAGCGGCACGCCGCTGCTGAATTTCGTGAACCGGGACGGAGTCACGATCGACGCCGGCGAGGCGACGATCACCAACCCGACGTCGTACACCCTGGACACGATCACGCCAATGTTCCTGTTCGACAACTGCCGCAACGTGCGCGTGACCCTGGGCGCCTACGTCGGGTACACCCTGCCGACGCCGGAGACGCACCACGGCTACCGCGGTGGCACCCTGGTCAGGCTGATCAACGGGTGCGACACCGTCAAGGTCGAGGCGAAGATCACGAACGCCCGGTACGGCATCCAGGCCGGCGAATACGCCGACCAGACGAAGGGCTACAACCGCAACATCGACGTCAAGCTCCGCTGTTTCTTCGTCGGCTACCCGGTGGCGCTGTACCTGGCCGACAATGTGCGGTACGACGTCGACGCGGACAGCGTCCACCGCGCCGTGTACCTCGCCGGGTGCCAGGACGTCCGCGGCGTTGCCCGGTGGAAAGACCAGTACATCGCCGATATCGCGACTCTGATCACCGACGCGAAGACGGGCACCGGGACGTCGAGGGGGTGTTCCAACCTTGACGTCACGTCGATCGACAAGGGCTCGACGGTCACGACCGCGTCGACGACGTGCTCCGGCATCGCGCTGTCCCGGGTCGACCCGGGCATCGTGTACGAGAACATCAAGATCAAGGTGCACGCTAAGAGTACCGACGCGGTGTCGCCCCGCACCGGCGGATTCACCATGGTATCGGGCGCGAAGGCGCTCACCACCCCGGTCGCTGACTACAACTGGGAACCGTCGATCACCATCCGCAACGTGAGTGTGTCGGGGGTCCTCGACCACTCAGAACAGACCACCGAAGGCAACACCGCCGGCGACGTGTTCGTACGCGCCTACGACACCCTCGTGGCGCATTCCGCCACCATCGAGAACCTGTCCTTCGAGGACCTCATCATCCGGCAGTCGTCGGGGAACACCCGCGCGCTGTGGCTCGAGGCCCCCGGCATCGTCAACAGCGGGGTGCAGTTCCGCAACGTGCAGGCCCCGAACGCGAAGCTTGTCCTGCTGACGAACGCGACCGTCCCGACGACCTTCGAGGGCTGCAAGCTCAAGGAACTCAACGTCGTGGGGGTGACCGCCGGCAGCCGTGTCGTGCTGCTCCGGTCGAGCATTGACGCGCTCACGGGCACGACCGGCGACAACATGAACACCGACACCGTCGGGAGTTCTATCGGCGGGGCCGGCGCGTTCATCCGGCAGAAGCAAATCACCCTCGACCTGGTCGGCGCCTCGACGACCTGGTCGGCGGCCATCCCCACCGGCGCCCTGGTCCTCGGTGTGCAGGGCATCGTCAAAGAGGCGGTCACCGGCGCGTCGGGCTACCAGGTCGGCCCGTCCGCCGAGCTGACCCGCTACGTCAACACGAACACGGTCACGCTCAATAGCACGTTCGGGCCGACCAACCAGTCAGCCACCGAGACGCCCCGGTACTACCTCGCCACCACCGACCTGGTCGTAACCGCGAAAACGGCGCCGTTCACCGATGGGCAACTGCGGCTGATCGTGACGTACCTAGTTTTCCCCGCTCCCACGTCCTGACCTTCGCCACCTCGACCAACACGGCCGGCGCCGACGCGCGCCGGCCGTTCCGCGTACCTGGGGGTGATCAGCGTGGTGACTGTGTGGTTCGACGGCGTTGACGAGATGAACACGGTGCGCCGGGAGATGCGGGCCGCTACGGGCCGGGTCGGCGCCCTTGGTGCGGCGGTCGTCCGGAAGAGCGGCCTGCAGGTCGAGGCGACCGCGAAGCTGTTCTCCCCGGTCGACACCGGCCACCTCAAAGCGACCATCGGCGCCCGGTTCGAGGGCGACGGCCGGCACGGGGAGATGGAAGCGGTCATCTCGGCGACCGCTGAATACGCGCGGTATCAGGAATTTGGCACCAGCAGGCAGGCCCCTCAGGCATTCATGGGCCCGGCGCTCGACCGGGTCGCCCCGGGGTTCGTGGCGGCCTGCGAAGCGCTGGGCGGCATTATCGGCGGCGGTTCGGGCTGACGCGAACTACAACAGGGCGGTGGCCAGCCGCCGATGCCACGTCGGCCGGTTGAAGGCCCACGCGGGCAACTCGACCAGGGGCAGGCCGTACTCCTCGTAGAGGCGGGTCTTGCGCTGGCGGCGTGCGGTGTAGGTCGACGAGTTGAGCACGCCCCACACCTCGATGTAGGTGCCTCCGACGAGGAAGTCAGCGCGGTACCGGCGGTCGAAGGGCAGCGGAGGCTCGACCTCGTGAGCGAGGCTCTGGGAGGTCAGCCAGTCGTCGACGCGGCGCTCGTAGTCTGACCTGGCTTGGTGGCCGTCGGTGCATGTCCACCGGCGGCCGCCCGCCCAGCCGCCGGGCCGCACCTCGATGCCGTGTTCGCGGCACAGCTCGCCGATTAGCGAAGCGCTCACGCCGTGTCGTTTGGCGATCCGCGTCAACGACGCGCCGCCGTCGTACGCGGCTTGGAGCTGTTCGGGTGTCGGTAGGACGACTTCGCGGCCGCGGCGGCGGGTGCCCCAAACGGTGGGCGCGGTGATGTCGTGCCGGTTCAACCAGGCCGGTACGGCGGTGTGGTCGACGCCGTACCGGCCGGCGATCGCCCGGTAACTGAGGTGTTCGTCGTGCACCATCCGCTGCAGGTCGGCCCTGGTCGGTGGGTCGATGCCGCGGTTCGCCAGCCCGCGGTCGGCGCTGCGCCGTGGGATCCCGTGCGCGGCAAGCCATCTGCGGATGGTGATGTGCCGCACGCCAAAGCGGCGGCCGATATCCCTGGTGGTCATGCGCTGGTCGATGTAGAGAGCGCGCAAAGCGGCTGCGTCCGGCCTGTTGGGTGTCACTGGTGCCATGAGGTCAATCCTATGTCTAGTGCGGAACATGCCGCAGTTGGGGGGCGGCGTGGCCCGTTCTGACCTTGAACCGGAGGTGCTGCACGCGGACGGTATCGCCGTGCTGCTGCGGGCCCGGCTCGACGAGCTGGGGTGCGACTTTCCCGTGTACCGCGATGGGCGGATCCCCGCGACCCCGTCGTACCCGTACTACGTCGTGTGGGGGTCCGCGGGGACCCCGTACGCGCCCGCTGACCGGCTCGCCGGGTACGGCGGGGAGGTCACCAGCACCCACCAGATCACCGCGGCCGGTTTGAGCGTCGACGACGTGATCGGCGCCGTGGGCCGGGCCCGGTTCGCGTTGCACCGCCGGCGGCCGGTCGTGCCGGGGCGTCGGGGTGGGGAGCTGACCCACGACGGGACACCGGGCCGGCCCGTGCCGGACCCGCAGCGGGAGGCCGGCGGCCAGCAGGTGCTGGCGCTGCCGATGTTCTTCCGTCTCACCACATCACCGAAACGAGTATGAGGGAGCGTGACCCGGCGATGGCCGACACGAAAAAGAGCAGCAAGCCGGGCCACGACGGCAAGGCGAAGGTCAGCGAGGGCGGCACGGTCGACACCGGCGGCAGGCCCGGGTGGGTGTGGGTCACCGACGACGTCTCCGGGCACCGGTTCGACATTCGGTCGAACCGGCTTCCCCGGGCGGGGTTGACCCCGGTCGAGGGCTACCCGATCAACTACAAGCAGTTCGCCCGGCCGGGGAAGACCCGCGCGGAGTTGGGGTCGGACGTGGCGCCGGCCCCGGTCGACGCCGGGGAGCTGGTGCCGGGTGAGCACCCGTCGGGTGACGCGGTCGCCGAGACCGCGGTGGTCGAGAAGAAGGCCAGCGAGGCGAAGGCGTCGGGTGACGCCGCGCAGAAGGCCGACGCGGCCGCGAAGAACCAGACCGCGGGCGCCGCCGGCGGTAAGAGCACCACCGCGAAGGGGGCCCAGAAGTGACCCAGCCAGCCGCAGTCGAAACGAACGGCACCGTCCTGGTCAAGTTCATGCCGGTCGTTGCGAACCCGCAGGCGCCGACGATGGCCGAGATCAACGCGGCGGGGGCGCTCGACCTGTCGTGCTACCTCACCGGCGACGGTCTGAACACCGACACCAGCGAGAACAACATCGAGGACGCGCGGCTGTGTTCCAAGCAGACGTACGAGTCTCCGGGTGACTTCACCCGGACCCTCGAATTGACGTACGTGTACAACCCGGAAAGCCCGTCGGACGACGAGGCGCGCCTGGAGCTGCCCCGGGGCACGGTCGGGTGGATCGGGATCCGGTGGGCGGTCGACTCCGCGCAGGCCGAGGCCGCCGGTGACATCTGGGACCTGTACCCGGTCAAGATGGGCGCGCAGCGTAAGCAGACCCCCGGCCGTAACGGGGTGCACCGGATCACGCAGAAGCCGTTCGTGACCGGGGAGATGGCCGAGGACGTCGTCGCGGTCGCCTGACCCGGCGCCCTGTTCCGCTGGCCGTGGCCCTTCGGGCGGGAAGGGCCACGGCCAGCACCCCCGCACCACCGCAGCCCGACCTCATGAGGGGTCGGGTTTTTTCGTGTCGCCCCGCGGGGCAGAAGGTGAGCACCACCGATGATCGACATGCCGTTGGCCCTGGACGACATCCTCGACGAGGCGTCGCTGCCCGAGCAGACCGTCCTGCTGTGCCTCAATGGGAAGCTGCGCGCCCAGTACGACCAGATGAAGGCCCGGATCGATGCGCGGGCCGAAGAGGCGGAGCAGGCCCGTCTCGCCGCCACCGCGGCCCGGACGGTCGCCGACGACCGGTTGGGCGCGAAGACCCCGGCGGCCCTGGTGGCGGTGCCGGACCCGGAGCAGCCGGCCCTCGACGCCCTGGTCGTGAAGATGCGCCGGTACACCATCGGGTGCGTGCTGCGGGCCATCCCGTCGCAGGACTGGAACCGGTTGGTGGAGAAGCACCCGCCGCGCAAGCTCGCCGACAACGGCCGGTTCGACCCCCGCGACGGCGACGGGGTGAACAGTCGGACGTTCTACCCGGAGCTGGTGCGGCTGTCGCTGGCTGAGCCGGCCATGACCGACGCCCAGTACGAGAAGTTGATGGGGAAGGTCACCGACGCGATGTTCGACCGGCTGGCGCAGGCCGCCGCGGATGTGAATCGGCGGGATGAGGACATCCCTTTCTCGCTGGGCGGATCGGAGAGTCCCCGGAGCTGAGGCGGCGGCTGGTCGCCGCCCGGGCCATGAACATGGCCCTGAAACGGCTCGATGGTTGGGAGCCGAAGACCACGACGACGGTCACCAAGTTCGACGGGGCTGGTCGGGCGGTGCGGTGGGAGACGGTCACCGAACCGGAGTGGGACACCCGGGAACGGTCGCTGATGCTCGCCCTCGCGTACTGGGAGGCCGGGCTGTGTCGCCGCTGCGGTGAACACATGTCGAAGACCCTCGACCCGATGACGGACCCGGACCGGCCGGAGGCAACCCGCCGGTGGGTCGCTGAGGGCCCCGACGAGTGCCATTGCTGTAAGGCGATGGTCCGCGCTGAGCGGAAACTCGCCGACGACGAGAACGCCGGCGGGATGGCCGCCTGGGCGTTCCACACCCCCGCGCTGATCGCCGTGAAACCGCGGCTGCGTAGGAAACGACGCTAGGAAGGGCGGGCCGGGTATGACCGAGCGCAACGTCACCGTGAGGCTGGGTCTGTCGGTCCGCGACTACATCTCCGGTGGGACTGCCGCCGATGCGATGAACCGCCGCATGACGGAGTCGATGCGGGACCTGGGCGCCGAGGCCGACCGGACCGCGGGGAAGCTGACCGGGGCGGGTAACGCCGCCGAGCGGTCCGGGAAGCGGATGGGCCGGGGCGCGTTGTACGGGGCGGCTGGCGTCGCTGCGCTCGCGGCGGCCGGTGGTGGGCTGAAAATCCTGCCGCCGCTGCTGGCCGCGACCGCGACGGCGGGGGCGGCGCTGCCGGGGATCCTCGGTGGTGCCGCGACCGGCGCCGCGGTCCTCAAGATCGCCCTGAGTGGTGTCGGGGACGCGCTGGGTGACATCTATTCGACCGATGACCCGTTCTCCCGGCTGACGCCGAACGCGCGCAAGTTCCTCGCCGTCGCGGATCAGGTGAAGCCGAAGCTGCTGGGGTTGCAGGCCGGGTTGCAGCAGCGGGTCATGCAGGGCACCGCGGCGGACCTGAAACTGTTCACCGACGTGACCGTCCCGGCTGTCACGGCCGGGTTGGAGCGGATCGCTGACGACTGGGCGGACACGTTCGCTGAGCTGGCCCTGGCGGCGGCTGACCCGCAGGTCACGGGGGCGTTCAACACCGTCGCCGAGTCCGCTGACCGGTTTTTCGACCAGTTCAACGACCGGATCCGGCCGACGGCGAAGGCCGTGGCGTCGCTGGTGGAGTCCGCTGACCCGGTCGCCCGGGCGGTTGGTGACAGCCTCGTCGGGATGATCGACCGGTTCACCGCCCGGGTCGCCGTAGCGAAGCGGTCCGGCAGCCTCGACGAGCTGTTCGCCGGCGGTGCGGAAGCGGCCCGCGATCTGGCCAGCATCACCGGGAACGTGCTGCGGCTGACGGGGCAGACCATAGCCGCGGTCAATCGGCAGGGCACCGGGTTCGGTGACATGGCCGACCGGCTCGACCAGTACATCGCGTCCGGCCGGTCGATCAAGGACATCACCGGGATTGTGAACACGCTGACCACCGCCTATGAGGGGGTGGCGTCGGTGCTGGGCCCGCTGGGTGCGTTGGCCCGTGACGCTTTCGCTGACCCGGGGACGATGCAGTCGATCCAGTCGACGTTTCAGATCCTGGCGGCCGGGTCGCAGGTCCTCGCCGAGGTCGCCCGGCTGTTCCTGGCGTTGAACGGTGCCACCGGTGGGATGCTGCTGACCGTTGTGGCGCTGGGGCTGATCGTGTCGAAGGCCACCGCCGGTATCACGCTGATGGGCGTCGCGGCGGGGAAGGCGTCGACCAGGTTGGCGACGATGGGGCCGGCCGGCGCTCAGGCCGGCAGGGGGCTGAACGCGGTAGCTGCGGGCGCTGGGCGGGCGTTGGGTGCGCTGATCGCCCTGCAGGTCATCGACGACGTGCTCGGGTCGCTGCAGGGCGACCTGAACCCGCAGATTGAGGCCGTCGGGTCGGGGCTGGTGCAGTGGGCGAAGGACGGGAAACTCGCCGGTGAGGCGGCCCGGGTGCTGGGCTCCGACTTTGAGGACCTCAAGGTCGGGTTCGCGTTCCTCGCCGATGAGGACAGCAAACGCCGGGGTGCTGTCCGGGCGCTGCAGGGCGGCCTCGAGGCGATCGTGCCGGGTCTTGACGGGACCAGCACGTCGTTGACGAAGACCGGTGAGCGGATCGTCGCTATGGACGCGTCCCTGGCCGGGTTGGTCCAGGGTGGGCACACCGCGCAGGCGGCGGGGGCCTTCCAGGACCTTGCCGACGTCCTGGCCGTCGACGGGGTGTCGCTGGACGAGTTCAAGGCGAAGTTCCCGCAGTATGCGGCCGCGATGGAGGTGGCCACGTCCGCGACGGGTGGGGCGTCGGCGGCTGTGTCCGATCACTCCGAGCGGACGCGGCTCCTCGCGGGGTCTTTCCAGGAAGCGTCGGCGGCGGGTAAGGACCTCGCTACGACGATGGCGTTGCTGAACGGGACCAGCCTGACCGCGTTTCAGGCGGAGGTTGCCCTCGAACAGGCGTACGACGCCGCCCGGGAGGCGATCGGGAAGAACGGGAGGACGGTCAACAAGGCCACCGGGGAGATCGACAAGAGTACGAAAGCGGGCCAGGAGAACGCGCTGAGCCTCGCGAAGATCGTCGAGGTGTCGACGGCGGCGGCGGACGCGGCGAACAAGCGGGCCGGGAACGAAAAGGCCGGGATCCCGATCCTGATCGCCGCCCGGGAAGAGTTCGTGAAGCTGGCCACCAAGGCCACCGGTTCCGCTGCGGCGGCGAAGCGGCTGGCCGACGAAATCTTCAACATCCCCAACAAGGATGTCCAGATCGCCGCGAAGACGGAGAAGGCCCTCGCGAAGGTCGAGGCGCTGGGGTTCAAGGTCAAGCGGATGCCTGACGGCAGGTTCGTCATCGACGCTGGCACCGAAGCGGCCCGGGCGAAGCTCGAATCGTTGGGGTACCGGGTCAAGACCATGCCCGACGGCACCGTCCAGGTCATCGCCGAGACCGAAGCGGCGAAGCGGCGCATCGCGGAGGCCCGCGCGCAACTGGCCGCGCTGAACGGGAAGACGGCGACAACGTACGTCGTGACGAAGGCCAACTACATCGGCCCCGTCGGCCCCAAATCCCCGTACGCGAAGAAGGCGCAGGGTGGTGTCAGCATCCCCCGGCAGCACGGCGGGGTGCGGGCGGCCGCGCAGGGGCTCCTCCAGCCGGAGATCGCCCCGCCGGGCACCCGCTACCAGTGGGCGGAGCCGGAAACCGGTGGGGAGCTGTTCCTGCCCCGTCGGGGTATCAACATGCGGCGGGGTCGGGAGCTGCTCGGCGTCGCCGCCGGCTGGTACAACGGTGTGTTCCTGCCGATGGCCCGCGGTGGGGTTCGGCGGGCCGCGGCCGGGTTGGTGAACATGGCACCGCGGGAGACACCGGCGGCGCCGGCCAGGGCGACCCGGCTCGACTACGCCGAGTCGTACCTACAGGCCCGTACCGCGGTGCAGGGCCTCAACGCGGCCCTCAAGGAGAACGGGCGCTGGTTCGGCACGTCGACGGTCAAGGGGCAGGAGAACACGGGGGCGCTGTACGCGGCGATCCGCGCCGCGCAGGACGCCGCGAAGACCAAATTTGAGGAGACCGGGTCGGTCAAGCAGGCCAACGCGGCGTACGCGGCGCACATCGCCCGGCTGCGGGCCACCCTGCAGCAGCAGAAAGTCAACAGTGCCACCGTGCGGCAGTTGCTGGCGTTGGCGACCCGCCCGGTGTACGACCCGCCGGCCACGACGCCGGCGGCGCCGCAGAACAGCCTGGGTGCGATCGCCTGGGCGAAGTCGGCGATCACGGCGGCGGGCGGGATTGAGGACCTGCGGGACAAGCTGTCCCTCAACCGGCCGGGGATCAGCCTGGGAACCCCTGAGGGGCGGGAGAACCTGTCGGGGATCATCGGGTTCCTGGAGCAGGCCGCGGCGGCGGCGCAGGACCGGTACGCGCAGAGCGGCAGCGCGAAGACCGCGACGGCGCTCTACAACGGGTACGTCGCCCAGCTGCGGCAGGCCTTGGCCGCGAACGGGTTCACCCCGGCGGTCGTCGCGGGGATTCTGTCGGCGTACGGGCGGATCACGTTGCAGCCCAACGCCCGCGGTGGGGTGTACATGGCCGCCCGGGGTGCGATGTCGCTGTCCGATCCGACGCTGTTCCCGTCGGCGGGCCGGACCTTGTACGGCTTCGCTGAGCGGGGCACCGGCGGGGAGGCGTTCATCCCCCGCAACGGGGAGCAGAAACGGGGCCGGGAGCTCGTCGACACCACCGCACGGTGGTACGGGGGGCGTTTCACACCGGCCGGCGGTGGCGGCACCACATCCACGGTCATCAACAACAACCTGAACGTGACGCCGCTGTCGTACAACCCCACCACCGCCGAACTGCTCGGTTTCCAGAAAGCGATGGATGCCCAGGCGCGGGTGGGGCGGCGGCGTTGACGATGATCGGGAGAGGGGTCCGCTGTGCCGGTCGCGAGAGGTAATAATCCGGGGCTGCCGGTCGTCCCGGACAGCGGGCCGGTTGCCCGGGTCATCCCCCCGGTCGGGGTGTTCACCCCGGAGTGGTGGTCGCCGGCGCCACCGGGTGAGGAGCCGACCCGGTTGGCGCTCAACCCGCCCGGTAACTCGCTGTTCTCGCTGCGGTCCGTCGCCGGGCTCGGCGCGGCGCCGGTCGACATCGTGTCGACTCCGGCGGCGGACGGCGGCGTCATCGTCGAGTTCGTCCGGCCGAAGGAACGCACGATCCTGTGGCCGATCCGGTTGCGCGCCGACACCCACGACGCGTTCGTCGAGCTGTGGCGGGCGACGGTGGAGCGGTTCACCGTCACCCGGCAGTGGGGGCCGGGCCGGCTGCGGCTGACCCGCCCCGATGGGACCGCCCGGGAGATCCCCGCCGTGTATTCGTCGGGTTTCGAGATGGACCCGGAAGAGGGGGCGTGGACGCAGGTAACCGCGGTGGTCAACCTGTTGTGCCCGTCGCCGTTCTGGCGGGCGACCGCACCGACGGGGCGGGTGTGGGAGGAAGAGGCGCAACCGGACTACCTCGCCCCGTACCCGACGATCTCGTCGGGGCAGGTCATCGGGTCTACGGAGATCCGCAACGACGGGCATGAGGACGCGTGGCCTTTCTGGACGGTCCGGGGGCCGCTGACCTCCTTGGTCGCGGCGAACACCACGAGGGGTGAGTCGTTCACGCTGACGCACACCCTGACCGCTGGGCAGACGATGACGATGTCGTCGCGGCCGATCCAGGTGCGGGGCCCGGCTGGTGAGCGGCTCACCGGTGCGTTGAACCTGCTGGCTGGTGGGATCCCGTGGCGGATCAACGCCCGGTCCGTCGCCGATATCGTGTTCACCGCGAACGGGTCGGAACCGGAGAGCGCCCCGGGGGAGCATGACGGCACGTCGATCGGCGTGTCGTTCCATGAGCAGTACGAGACCGCGTGATGGGCCGGGCGGACTACACCCTGCTGATTACCAACCCGGCGGGGTCGAGCATCGTCGCTGACCCGGTCGGGTCGGCCGATCCGACGACGGGCACCCCCGGACACACCATGATCGACCTCAAGCCGCGGCACCTCGAGGCCGGGTTCGGGGAGTTCAGCACCGCCGCGGACCCGGACCTACTCGCCGCGGTCAACGACCCGGACAACCGGGTAGTTGTCCGGCGGGCGCTGGACGACGGGACGGGCACCACCATCGAGATGGCCGGGCCGATCGAGTTGCCGGAGAACGGCTACCAGGCCGCCCGGGACGGCTCCGGCGGGCTGGGCACGCTGACGGTGAAGTTCGCCGACGACCTGGTCGTGCTCGCCGACCGGCTGGTCTACCCGGATCCGGCGGCCGCGTCGACAGCGCAGACCACCACCACCCGGTACGTCATCACCGCCCAGAACCCGGAGAACGCGCTGCGGGCGTTGGTGAACCTCAACGCCGGCCCGGGCGCCCTGACGGCCCGGCGGGTTCCGGGGCTGGTGCTGGGCCCGGACAACAACCTGATGCCCGGGGTGACGGTGTCGACGTCGTTCGACCGGGCGATGGTCCTCACCGACGCGCTTCGGGAAGTCGCCCGCCTCCCCGGCGGGCTCGGGCTCGGGTTCCGCATCGTGCAAGTCGGCGGCACCCTGCAGTTCGACGTGTTCCAACCGCAGGACCTCAGCAACGAGATCGTTTTCAGCCGGTCGATGGGCAACATCGCCGAGCTGGGCTACTCGAGGGCGGCGCCGACCGCAACGGTCGCGATCGTGGGTGACGCGACCGCGGGTGTCGGGCGGATCGTCAGCGAGCGGGTCAACACGGTTGCGCACACGGCGGGTTGGCGGCGGCGGGAGGTGTTCGTCGACGCCCGGGGGGTGTCGAACGCGACCGAGCGGGACCAGGCCGGCGACGAGGCCCTGGCCGAGGGGGCGTCGAAGACCAGGGCGGCGGTGACCGCCCTGGAGACCCCCGACACCCGCTACGGGTACGACTACGGCCGCGGTGACCTGGTGTCGGTGCAGCCGTACGACGGCGGGCCGTTCATCACCGCGCTGGTGCTGGGTGCGGACATCACCGTCACCCCCGACAAGGGCGAGACGGTCGTCCCGGTCATCGGCACCGACAACGACGTCATCGTCGACGCGAAAGCCGCCGAGATCCGCAAGCTGTGGCGCACCATCGCCCGACTGCAGGGTGCGTTATGAAACCGATCAGGAGAATGGGGGGTGAATAGCGGTGGCATACGATTCGTTTCCGAATAACGCGCACAATAACCGCGCGATTTCGCTGGCCGAGCAAGAACAACTGTTGGCCCCGCACGGGTTCTCCGGCCTGATCGGGTTCACCGGGGTCACACCGGTGTACGCGAACAGCACCGGGCTACACGCCAAGCTACGGGCCGGAGTCGCCGCCGCGGTGCGCGGCACCCGGTTCAACAACGCCACGGAGACGATCGTGGCGTTGGGGGCGAACACGTCCGGGTCACCGCGGATCGACCTGATCGTGCTGCGGCTGAACCGGGCCGCGACCGCCCCGAACGCGTTCACGGTCACCCCGGTTGTCGTCGCCGGGACACCGGCGGCGGTGCCGCTGGCACCGCAACCGGTGCGTAACAACACCCTCGACGGCACGGGCGTGTGGGACATCCCGGTCGCTGAGGCTGACGTGCCGCACGGGGCGGCGAGTATCCCGTCGACGGCGGTCCGGAACCGGGCGTGGTGGCTCACCGGCAGCGGTTACACCGGGTTCGACGCGGTCAGGCCGCCCGTCGAGCCGGGTGTGTTCTTCCGGGCCAACGATTCGGGGGTCACGTACGTCGGGACGTCCGGCGGGACGTGGCAGCGGGTGTACTACAACACCGGGTGGTCGTCGCTGCCGATCCCCGCCGGTGCGGGCTGGTCGGGGCAGGCTTTCCACTTCAACCGGTGCGGCGACCTGGTCGTGATGAACGCCCGGCTGATCCGGACGGGGGCGACGATGCCGGCGACGGCGTCGGCGGTTTTCGGGACCCTGTCTGACATTTTCCGGCCGACGATGGCGATGTCGGGGACGTACCACTGCACCCTGCCGGACCACTCCGGGCACGTCGGTGTCAGCACCGGCGGCACCATCACATTCGTCGGTACGAACACCACGGCCCAGAACATTCAGAACGGCGCGACGCTGATATCCAACATGGTTTGGCCGGCCGCGGCCTAATAGGGGGCAGACAGACATGGGACAACGGCACCCTTTTGGTGGCGGCGTAGCCGAGTGGGTCATGGAAGGCAACGATTCCGATGTGCCCATCCTGCAGGGCGGCGCGAGCCTGACGTTCTGGAACGCGAAGGACGGCGGGCTGCAGCACACCGACCTGTCGCTCGACGCGGCCGGGGAAACACCCCTGACGGGGCTACTCAGCAGCGACGGAACCGGCGGGTACCGCAAAGGGCAGGTCCCGAGCTTTTTCGGCCCGCCTGACGTCACGTACATGTGGATGTCCGCCGATGGTGGTGAGCGGGTCCTGATCGTCGCCGTTGACACGGCTGACATCGCCGGGGCGATCGCCCAGCAGTTCTCCAACCACCTCAGTCAGAGCAACGGGCACAACACCACCATGGGCGACCTGTCCGATGTGGATTTTCCCGCGACGATCCCACCCGGGTCGGTGCCGGTGTGGAACGACACAGAGCAGAAGTGGGAGGCGGCGACCGCGACGGGGCTCAACCCGAACTCGTTCGTGAAGACCGCAGGCGGGAGCGTCGTTCGGATCCCCGACGGGGACACCACCACCGTCGGGCAGGAGGTACGCGCCCCGGCGGGAAGCCGGGTCGGCGCGGCGAACACCTTCCAGGGGGCATGGAACAGCGGCAGCAACGCGGTCCCGGTGTGGGCGTTGGGTTTCTACCTCAACGGGTACGCCGAGGGCAGGGCCCGGGCCACCGCCGACGACCGGGTCGCGTTCCGCGTCGAGCGGCGCACCGCCGGCGCCACCGGTGACCTTTTCCAGGCCGTGAACGAGTCCGGCAACCCCCTGGCGTGGATCAACTCGAAGGGGCATATCCGGGCGGCGAACCTGGGCCGGTCGGTCACGTTCACCGCCGTCGGGGCGCTGAGCACGGGCGTCGGCAAATTTGTTTGGTTCAACGACACCGGTGCGGATCTGATCCTGCGGTCGTTGCGGTTCTGGCTGGACACGGTCGGTAGCACGCCGAGTGTGTTCGACGTCAATCGTGACGGGGTGACGCTGTACGCGTCGGGTAAGCCGACCCTGGCCGCGAGCGCGCAGACGTTACTCGTCGCGGCTTCGTTCACTGTCGCCGCCGGGCAGCGGCTGTCCGTTGACGTCGACAGCGCGGGCACCGGCGCGCAGAACCTCACCGCCCAGCTAGAGCTGTACTGACCCGGACGGAGGCACCACCGTGGGCTCATGGGTCAACGACAGCAGTTCGGTCACCACCACCTCGGGTTTCACCTCCGTCGGGACCATCCCGACCGGGGTAGCCGCCGGGGACCGGGTGTACGCGTTCGTCGGCAGTGGGTCCGCGAACCCGAACGCGCTCACCGGGCCGGCCGGGTGGGTGAAGTGCGCCGAGTACGCCCCGACCGGGTTTTTCAAGTCGGCGCTGTACTACCGCGACGTCGCCGCCGGTGGGGAGGCCGGGGCCACGGTCACGTGGACGTGGGCGGTCACCGGGCGCACCTGGGCGGTTCTGCAGGCGTACCGGGGTGTGGAGACAGCCCGGGCGCCGTTGTGGGCGACGGCGTCCGGGGTCGCGGACAGTCCGGGGCCTACGAACGTGCCCGTGCTGACCGTGCCTACGGATGACTGGCTGCTGATCCTCGCCGCGGCGCGGGAGTCGCCGGGCACCGACCTGGCGAAGACGTGGGCGCTGACCGGCGCCGGGACCGACGTCGAGCGGGTCGACGAGTACGGCAACAACGCGGGGACCGGGGTGAAGCTGACCGTCGCGGTGTACGACACCAACGGCCCCGACCCGGGTGTCGCCGGTGGTGGTGGCGGCGGGGGTGGCAGCGCGGTGACGTTGACGGGGGCACCGCCGCTGAACACGTACAACTCGATCGCGTTGACGTCGCCGCTGCGGATCGGGGCGACGCTCGACAAGGCGGCGATCTCCTACTGGGAGCCGAAGCTGCACGTCAACGGGTGGATGCGGATCTTCCCGGATGGCTCGACGAAGATGCCGAACGACTGGGAGGACTCCCGCTACCAGTATTGCCGGCGGGTCGGTGCGCACCCGTTCATCAGCACGAAAATCGACGGCGATCCGGTGAAGTTGCAGCAGATGTACGACTACCTGATGACGATGCCGTCGTGGATCAAAGACGACCCGGACATGCTGTTGTGGATGACCGACCACCACGAACCGGAAAAAGAATTCACCCCAACAGGGTTCAAAAACAACTTTATTGCGTTCTGGAATAAGATAAACACGCTGCCGTCGAACATTCGCACGAAAATCAAATGCGGTCCGGCGCAGACGTCGCAATGGACGGAGTCGGCCAGTAAAGGCAACTTCAACTATTCGACGTACGACCCGCTGGTCGGTGACTTCTGGGGTGTCGACACGTACGTCCTGAGCGCGTCCGGTGGGGCGGCGATCACGTCGTACCCGAACCCGGTCGCCTTCCTGCAGCACATCAAGGCGTACGTCCCGCCCGGCGGGCGGCCGAAGATTTTCCCGGAGTTCGGGGCGATCGGCGCCCCGTTCGACACCGACGGGACAGCCCGGGCCGCGTTCCTGCAGGGCTGCTACAACGAGCTGATCACCTGGCCGGACTTCGGCGGGTTCATCTGGTGGAACGACGACGGGACGTCGTCCGACTCGCCGACGACCGGGATCGGCACCGCCCGGTACTTCCAGCTCAACCGCCGGCACACCGGCACCGACAACTCCTACACGGAGATCCCGTCGCAGACGACGACGGTGACCGTCGGCAGCGGCGGCGGGTCCGGGACCGCCCGGTCCGTGACCCTGTCCCAACCCGCCGCGAGCACGCACCTGTGGTCCGTGACGGTGCCCATGGTCGCCCCTCCCCCGCCGGCGCCGGTCAACCCCTGGTCGCACATGGGCCGCCCCCAGAAGTAGCCGCCCAGGGGCCCCCGGGGCGGTGCAACCGAGCACCACGCCCCGGAGGTTCCCCGTGTTGGTCCCGCCGTCTGTCTACACCGTGCGCGTCAACGGGTTGGCGTCGCGCACGTCGGTCGACGCCGACGTCGACCTCGGGTTCGGGTACTGGCGCCGCGGCGTTCGGCTGCGGCTGGCCGGCGGGCCGGCCGGTTGGGCTACCGCCGGTCTGGCGCCGGGGGTGCGTCTGGTGGGCCGGGTGGCCCGGTACGGGGCCGGGTGGGCGGTGCACCCGACCGCCCCGGGGACCCGCCCGGCGCACGTGTACGCCGCGGTCCTGGGCGTCGGGCACGACGGCGACAACGTCCGCGCTGACATCGACCTGGGCGTCGACTGCTGGTTGGCTGGCCAGTCGGTCCGGTTGGCCGGGTGCAACGCCCGCGAGCTGCACGACGCCGGCGGGCCCGCGGCCCGCCTCAACATGGCGACGGCGGCGCCGGCCGGCACCGTGGTCGTGCTGACGTCGCTCAAGACCGACAAGTACGGCGGCCGGTACGTCGGCCGGATCGGCCTACCCGACGGCACGGACCTCGCCGCCCGGCTGATCGCCGACGGGTGGGCCGCCCCGTGGGACGGCCGCGGCACCCGACCCGTGCCGCCCTGGCCGCGCCCGGTAGCCGACTAGGCCCCCCTGGTGCGGCTGGACGGCTGACGCGGCGGCGGCAATCTCATCCGTGACTTGGATGGTGTGACCGGCCCATGCGCCGGTCAGTACCAGGCCGGCGGGCCCGGGCCGTCCGGCCGTACGCACGAAGAGCTGCCCCGGGTGATCGTCCGGGACGAAGAACTCGGCGCCGGCCGGCACCTGAGTCACCAGGTCCCCATTCGTCAGCCTCACGACCAGCGGGTTCCCGCCGACCATCTGGTAGAACAGCTCGATCGGCCCGCCGGTCGTCGGCGGCCGTGACGCCGCCCGGAGTAGTCGGGCGAGGCCCCGCAGACCGGCCGGATCCTTGCCGTTGCGTTCGCGCCGGTCCGCGGCCTTGTCTACCCGGCTGGCCAGCTCGGCGAGCTCGTCGCTCGGTAGGTGCCCGCGGAACGCTTCCGCGACCTGGTCGGCGGTGTGCGTCGGTTGGAACGCGCCGAAACTCGGGACCCGTCCGAGGGTCTCTCTCGTGCTCATGCGGCCAGCGTAGGCGCCCCCACTGATACCCCGCGTCGCCGGCGAGCTGCCGGCGGTGTGCGTTCCGCCCGAACGAAGGAGGCACTGATGCCCGAAATCACCGAGCCGGTCGACGCCGGCGAGGACGCCGGCCCGTGGGAGGGCCCAGCTCGCGGTGGGCCGCTCGACGGCACGACGCAGACCAGCCGGTACCCGCGCGGGTTGCTGGCCGCTGACCGGCCCGCCGGCCTGGGCTGGCTGTACGACTGGACGGGCCGGGAGTTCGTCGCCCGTAACGCCGGCGTGCCGGTGCCGCTCATCGAGGACCCGGGCGCCCCGGACAACCGGTACCGGGCCGCGGAGGAGGGCGACTTCGACGTGATCGCGGTCCCGGACGCCGGCGATGACCCGGCCACGGTCGACGCGTACACCGAGGACGACGGTGGGTTCGCCCTCGTCGTCGACGTCGACGACGCCGACCGGGGTGTCCAGCCCGACGACCAGGACGACGAGCAGGACGCGGGAGGGCCGAGCCATGTGTAGAGCAGCACCGCCGACCCGGTGGGTTGTCGACCAGGTCGAGAAGCGGTATTCCAGTGCGGTGATGGCCGGGATCGTCCCGGACCGGCGGCACCTGGCCAACGGGGGCCCGCACGTCTGCATGGATCACCTGTGGTCGGGTGGCAACGCCGATGACTACTCCAACCGTCACCGGCTCGACGAGTCGCCACCGGTGAGCGCGGCAGGCCGGCAGTACAGCGCCGCGTGTGACATCGGCCTGGGCCGGGCGGACATGATGCGGGTGCACGCGTCGGCCCGCCGGGTGTTCCTGGACCGGTCCGACCCCCGCCGTAAGTGGATCAAGGCGATCAACTGTTGGGACGGGTCGGGGGCGGCGGTCCGGTACGACTACGTCAACAACACCGCGACGTGGGCGACGCCGGACCACTGTTCGCACACCCACGACGAGTGGTCGCGGCTGTACGTCGATTTCGACGCCGACCCCGCCCGGTGCTGGAAGGCGGCCCGGGCGATGGCGTCCGTGCTGTGCGCTGAGGCTGAGGCGGCGTGGGTCGCGCGGGAAGAGCCGAAGCCCGCCCCGAAGCCCGCCCCGAAGCCGGCCACCGCGGCGCCGGCGGCGGGCGGCCCGTCGGCGCCGGCGCCGATCACGCACCAGGTCAAGGCCGGCGACACCCTGTGGGACATCAGCCGCCGGTACCGGCTGACTGTGGCGAATCTCAAAGCGTGGAACCGGTTGGCCGGCGACGGGATCCGCCCGGGGCAGGTCCTGCGGCTGGCTGCCACTCCCGCCCCGGTGGTGAGAGCGCCGGGGTGGCCGGTCGGGGCCGGCGACTACTTCCGGCCGCGGGTCGGAGCCCCGCAGTACCCGACGGTCCGGGTGTGGCAGGCCCAGATGCGCAGGATCGGGTGGTCGATCGAGGTCGACGGGCAGCTCGGGCCGAAGAGCGGCGCGGTCCTGGTCGCGTTCCAACGGGCCGAAAAACTACGAGACACGGGGGTTCTTGACCGGGCAACGTTCCTGCGGGCGTGGTCGACTACCCGCCGGGGTCGGTAGCCGCACGTCGTGTCCATCCAGGGCAGACGGGGGTTTACCCATCGGTAAGTGTTGACCGAGCGGGTGCGCGTTCCGTCGATCCGCACGGATGTACTATCCATAACGCGACATTCGTATCATTTCCAGTCGTTCAGGTATACCGGGTGCCTGGATGATTAACACAACACACAGAGCGGCCGGGGCCGATCAGGCCCGGCCTTGTTGCAGCTTTGCTCGGAGGCGGCGGCGGCGACCGGTGGGGGGATCTCGAGGCAGCGCGCGGCACGCATCACGACCCGAGAATCCCTCCCACCGTGTCGCTGTCGGTGACTGGGAATTGCAGTCCCGGTCACAACAAGCGGGGCCGTCCCACATGTTGGGTCGGCCCCGCTACGCCGGGCGGTACAGTATTCGGCCAACGCCGACCCGCGCGCCCAGGGGCTTGTCTGGAGATCGCGGCCCGTCGTCGTCACCGCACCGCCGTAGGAGGTAACGAGGGGGACACGCAGGACGGCAGACGGTCTTGTCCGTCAGCTGGGCGTCGCCATCCGATCGCGGTCGAGCAGGCCGCGGGCAGGCTACCGCCGCCCGCTGCCGGCGGGTCGGCCGTCCATGTGTCCGTGACGCGACCTTAGCGTGACCTGAGTACACCAGGGACCGCCCCGACGTAGTTGGCGCATCGTGGTGGCCACGTTAGGGGTACAAGGGGGGCGAATTACCGCATCACGGTGAACACGTTAGGGTACAGGGAGAGCGCGACGGGGCGCCCCGCGTGATGTCGGCATCGGGCTGGGTAGCTCCGTCGACCCTCACGCGGGGCGCCCCCGCTTTTCGCGTCTTACGTACCGATGGTGTCGTCGCTGACGTTCCGTAGGACATCCCAGGCCGCGCGACCGCAGCGCAACTCACGCGGTAGCGGGATGCCGATCGTGCGCACGTAGGCTGTGGGATCATCGATGACGCTCACCCGACCTCACCGCCCGCATGCGTAGCGGTATTGGTGCTGAGCAGGTCGAACAAACCCGGCTGGAGGCCGAGCGGGCGGTTCGACCACAGCACCTCGGTGCGGTTGCCCCACTGGTTCGATCCCTGGCCGGTGCCGGTGGCCATGCTGTGCCGGTCCCACCCGCGGTACAGCTCGAGGTCGTACAAGTCTGAGGGGTACCCGGAGAGCACGACCGCAGCTCGAGCTGCGGTCAGCGCGGCGGCCAGGTCGCGGTGCGACTGCTCGTCGCGCATCTCGTGCCGGTAGCCGTCCACCGACTCGGCGCGCGAGGTGCCGAGGTACGGAGGGTCGACGTAGAGCAACACGTCCGGGTCGGCGCCGTACTTGGCGATGAGGTCGAGCGCCGGCATGGATTCCAGTGAGACCGCGGCGAGCCGCTCGACGGCCGGCGCGATGCGGTCGACGTAGCCGGCGAGGTAGCCGGGCAGGCTGAACGTCGACCCGCCGGGGTTGACGAAGTGCCGCCATCCGGTCCGGCGCAGCTTGGCCGAACGGCCTTGGGTGAGCCGGACGAACACACGCCGGGCCGTCTCCAGGTCGGTTTCTGCAGGTTCGTACGCCGCCTGGTGCTCAGCGCGTGAGTGCGGCGTCAGGGCGCAGACCCGGGCCAGGTCGTCAGGCTGCTCCCGCAAGACCCGCCAGAATGTCATGAGCTCGCCGTCGAGGTCGTTGACGGTCTCGTGCCCGCCCCGCGGCTTGGCGAGGAGCACGGCGAGGCTGCCGCAGAACGGCTCGACGTAGTGCTTGTGCTCGGGAAGCAGCGCCGCGATGACCGGGCCGAGCGTGATCTTGCCGCCGAAGTACGGGATCGGTGGCTTGATGGACGCGGTCACTGACCCTCACCGCCCGACGAGGACTGCGAACCGGTATCGCTCTGCTGCCGGGCAAGGCGGGAGCCGATCGGCGCGAAATGTAGCTGGTCCGGGCGCTCCCAGCCGTGTTCGGTGGTCACGGTAAGGAAGTCGCAGTGGCGTACGCTCAGCTCCACCTTGAAGCCGGTGACCTCGGGGATTTCGGTCACCAAGCCGTCCGGCGCTGTGATCTCGATCGTCATCGGCTCAGGCATCGCGATCACCCGCATTTGGCGCGGTAGCACCGAACTCCTGGTCGCTCAGGCAGCCGGCCGCCTGGCAGCTAACGGAGCACTCGGTCGGCGCCCCGCAGGGCATCGGCTCACCGCCCGCATTCGGACGGGTGTCACGCATTGCCTGCTCACGGGTCACGCCGATGACGCACCCGAGGGCGTCCCTGTATGTCCTTTGCCAGCGCTTGTAGTCATCGCAGGCATAGACCGGATCACCCTCTTCGATGGCCTTGGCGCAAGGAGCGCAGCCGCCGGCCAGCACGTGACCGACGAAACCGTGCTGGCCGGTCATCGCCTGACGAAGTTGCCAAGCCACGGCCCGGAGTCGCTCGACCTCGGCGAGCAGGGTTGGCACGTCCTGTCGGGCGTGGGCGATGAACGCGGCGTCGGCCGTGCCGTTGCGGTCCGGCTGCAGCTCGACCATCCCGTGCTGGTGACTGATGACCACCTCGTGCGCGTGCATCACGTCGCTGTACTCCTGGTCCTGGTTTCCGGTCCACCATGGGCCAGGGCTGGCAGCGGCCAGGCGCTCGCGGATGGCATCGACGTCAAGATCGGGACTACGCATGTCAGGCACCTCCGGCCTGGTCGGACGGACGGTTATCCACGTCGTCCTGGCCGCCGAGAGCCGCGAGCACCTGGTCGTACAGCTCGGCGAACGGCGCCCCGTCGTCGGCCTGCTCTCGCCAGCGCTGCCAGGTGTTCACCACGGTCACGACGCGGTTGACCTGGGTCAGGCGCTCGTCCAGCTCGAATTCGGCCTGACGGCGCAGCTCGTGCGGGGTCTTCTTGCCGGGCCGCTGGATCGTCAAGGTGTAGCGCTCGCCGGTCTCCCGGTCGTGGACGTGCTGCTCGACGTAGTTCTCCGCGCCTGTGGCGGTCAGGAACGTCTTGGCCGCGGTCACAAGTCCGGCGGCGGTCTCCAGCGCCATGCTGACCTGCAGGTCCGTGACACCGGCGTTCATGTTCCAGCCGAGGATGTTGGCTTGGGCGACCTGCCCGTCGATGAACTCCTTGTCGGCGGCCTCCATGGTGGCCTCGACAGCGCGAGCGCCCCAGCGGGCGGTGCTTTCGCCCTCGACGCGCGGCAGGATCTTGCTGGGGTCGGCGATGGCTCGGGCGAATAGGTCGGTGAAGTCAGAGTTGGACACGGGTCATTCGCTTTCGCTTGTTGACGAACCGGCGCTGCGGCTGACAAGTGTCATCCCGCCGCGCATGGTGGGGACATCGCGGGCGGGCACCAGGCCGGGGCCGTCCGGCTCGTACAGCTCGACGTCGCCGTTCTCGTCGGTACGGGCGTGCCAGTGCATACCGCCGGTGAGACTCGGTACGACGTCGTGCCAGACGTCGCCGGGTTGCGGGTCGATCGGGTCGGCGAGCCGGGGCGGCTCCGGCGTGTCGTGCCAGCCGTGGCCGCAGGGCCCGGTGCCGCCCACTGTGGGCATCACGAAGCGGTGGTGCCGGTACGGGCTGGCGCAGTGCGGGCACTGCTCGGCGCATCGGGTGTGCCACCGGCCGCCGGCCGCGCTGTCCTGTTCGGCGGTGTCGTCGGCGACGATTTCCTGCTGGCAGGTGATGCAGGTGTCGCTACCTGCCGGGCCGTTTTGGCTGGTAGCCCGGGTCTCCACCTCGTACGGCTTGTCACGGATCATGGAAATCGCCACTCCGGCAAGCTGCTCCCTGATGTTGGTTCGGCGTTTCCACGCCCACCAGGGCAGCGCGGCGAGGTTGTCGCGCATCGCGGCAATCGAAGCGGCGTGCAGGTTCACCATGTGCCCACGGAACGTGGTGCGGGCTTCCGCTGTTTCGTCGGTCAACGAGGGCTCTCGTCCGGTCTTGTCGCGCACAGGGGTGGTTACCTCTCCGGTGTGGGCGGCGGTCATGCCGTGCCCGCCGGGGCGGGCTCGGCGAGGTATGTCTGCCCGGGCCGGCGGGCGGCGAGCAACGCGACCAGGTCGGCCGTCAGGTTGTCCCGCATGGGGTAGGCGATCGTGACGGGCCACCGGCCGGCGCCGGACCGGCGGGCGGTGACGGCGTTGTACCGCAGGGCGAGGCGTGCGGGCCCGACCTCGAGATCAGCGTCGGCGCTGTACGCGGCGGCGAGCGCCCCGGGGTCGACGACAACCATCATGATGCGGTGGGGACGCTGTTCGCTGTCGGCCATGACCGCGTGTGCGAGGTCGTGCATCTGCCGAACCCGGCCGGCGGACACACCCATGCCGGTACGGGCGATGCGAGTAGCCCGGCTCAGGACCGTGATCCACGGCACCACGGTCTGGCGTAGGACGGCGCCGATGTCCTCGCCGGTGGTAGTGGGGTCGGCGATCAGCGCCGCTACCACGCTTACCGGGCTGATCGCCGGGCCGGTGGTCTGCCGCCACCTACCCGACAGGCCCCTAGCCCACCGGTAGCCGCTGACCCGGTTGACCACGGTCGCGCCGGCCTTGCCGGGGTGGATCCAGTACGACACCGGGCTGGCTAGGGACCGCGCCGGTGCGATCACGTCCTGCGTCATGGGGTTGCTCTCCGTCTTATCCGTCCCCGGGGCCGCGTACCCACGTCCAGGGCATTGATGCTGGTCTAACACGGGCGGGCGGTGGTGCGTTGCGTTGCGGCTCACTCGGCGCAGCAGCCGCAGCACCACTCACAGCCGCGTCGACAGTCGGCGTCACCGCGCGGAGACGCCGGTATCCGGCACTGCGGGTGATCACACTGGACCGGGTCGACGTCGTCGCACGCCTGGTGCTGGTGCAGCAGCCGGCACCGCCGGCGGTCGGCCGGGGTGTCGTCGAGGCACTCGCGGCACACGTCGGCGTGCACGGCGCCGATCAGCAGGGCCCCGCAGCGGCACAGCCCGTCAGGGTCGCCGGTGACCAGGGCGCCGTCGATGACGGCGACCGCGCGGCGGGCGGCCGCGCACCGGGCGGCGGCGTCCTCGGCGGACTCGGCGACCCGTTGGATCCGGCCGGCGACGAACGCGGTGACGATCGTGTCCGCGTGGCCGCCGCGGGTCACGACCTGGGCGGCGGACTGGCGCAGGAAGGCCACCGCGCGGGTCTCGTCGCCGGTCCACCGCCGCGCCGTGTTCAGGTTCCCGAAAATCTGTGTTTGGCCGGTGGGCAGGTATGTCACCTCCCACGGGGTCGACACCGTCTCGAGGCGTTCGTAGAGCCACCGGTGGTCTGCCGAGGTGGCCTGCCACGTCTCGTGCTGTCCCGGCGTGCCGCGGGTCAGCAGGGGGCGGCGTTGAGTCGATCTGTCATCGAGGGGTGTCAGTACCGCCCGGGTCATCGTTTGGGTCATTGGGGTGCTCCCGCCTCTCAGGGGTCGGCTGTCCAGGCCGGCCCGGACCATCAACTTACCGCAAATCCTGCCGAATCGCGAGACGCGATGTCGCGTCGTTTTAGACCGGATGTTAGCGTGTGGAGGCAGCCCACCGACCCGGACGCGCAACCTCAACCAAGGGAGACCCGCATGTTCGGCATCAAAACCCAGCACCGCGTACACCTGCTGTTCGCTACCGGCGAACGCCAGTACGTCGTCACCGACAACCAGCTCGCAGACCTGTATGACCGGGTGAAGATGAACCTGCCAGGCGCCATGGAACTCCGCCGCCCCGGCGCCGCCCACCCCGACCTGGTCGCCACCCGCAAAATCGAGGTCGTCGAACACACCACCGCACCGGACTACTCCAACGCCCACATCGGGCTGTCCGTCGACCCGCCCGGCGTCGTCTACCTCACCGACCCCGACCGCCCCAGCGAAGCGTGGCGCGTCACCGAATCCGGACGTAGGCGCCGCTTCGCCGACGAAGCGGAGGCACTCATCGAGGGTGAATACCTCACCCTCGCCGACCTCGCCAACGACTACGCCGCAGCCCGCGGCGGCGCAGAGCCGGAACCCTATTTCGTTCACACCACCGCCGTCGACGACCTCACACCGGTCGCCGTCTACTACCACCGCCGTGGCGACGCCCGCCTCCTCACCGAGGACACACCCGCCACCGCCGCCCGGTACATCGCCGGCGAACACGGCCACGGCCTGCCGAAAACGGGCGGCGCCCATCCATCCGACCAGGCCGGAGGTGCCTGACATGCCCATCTCTGACGATGGCCCGCTGTACGTGATCGTGCACCGACGCCACGACTACGGCTCGCCCCGCGACCAGGTGTACGACATCCAGCCGGACGACAGCCTCGAAGACATCACCGAGCGGGCCGGCTACCTCCAGTACAACGCACAGGAAAAGTACGGCCGGACACGTGACACGTACCGAGTCGCCGAGCTGCGCATGGTGGCTGCCCGTCCGAAGGCAACTGAGGGAGGCGAGGTTCGATGATCGACGTCGAAGCGGTCATCGCGGCGGGCAGGCTGGCGCTCGACTTCGGCCGAGTCGACCGGATCACCTACCACCCGGACGGCCTGACGCCGGAATCCGACACCGATCACACCGTCATGCTCGGACTGGTCGCATGCGCCGTCGCGCAGCGGCACTTTCCGGACCTCAACGTCGGCCTGATCGCGCAGTACGCCCTCGTGCACGATGTGGTTGAGGTGTACGCCGGCGATACCCCGACGCTCCAAATGCCGACTGCCGACGCCAAAGCGGAGAAGCAGCATCGGGAGGAGCGGGCGCAGGAGCGGATCACCGAGGAGTTCGCCGACTCGCTGCCCTGGCTTCCCGGTCGGATCGCCTACTACGAAGCCCGGCTCGACCGTGAGGCTCGGTTCGTTAAGGCGCTCGACAAGCTGCTGCCGAAGATCACGCACCTGTGCAACGGCGCCGTGACCATCCGCAAGCAGGGCATGAGTACCGCCGAGTTGGCCGCGCGCTACGAGACGCAGATCGGGGAGCTGGAGGCGTACGCAGCCGACTTCCCCGAGTTGTTCGAGCTGCGCGCCGCCCTCGTGGACCGGGTCCTTGCCGTGATGGCCGACCAGGACGACAGAGGCTCCGCGCCAAGTGCGACATCGGGCGGTGGGTCATGATCGTTGCCCGCATCGGTGACGTCCTGGCAGTGATCGCCATCCCCGTCGCGCTTGCCGTGGCCGCATGGCTCCGAGACCGCCGCAGGGCGGATACCGCGCCGCAGCCCCCGGCGGTGGAGTCGTGACCCCGGCCGAGCGGCACGCGCTGATCGCGCTGATCAAGTGGGCAAACTCCATGCCGGTCGGCATGGGTCCGGAGCACGAAGCCCTTTCCGACGCCTACGACGCGCTGGAGCACTGCATCATCTTCGAGGTCGGCCCGGTCGACCCCGAGGTTCGTGCTGCCTACTACGCGCCGCACCAGCTCACGCCCGGTACCCGGCCGTGCGACAACGAGCGCGAGCCGGACGGTGAGCTGTGCACCGGGACGCTGACGTTCGCGCTCGGCGACGTTCAGGCGAAGTGCCCGGTCTGCGGCGGGTGGACGGGGCGTCTCGCGCCCGGCCATGAGCGGGCCGTGATGCCTACCGGTTCGAAGCCCCCGGGCGGTGAGTCGTGACCGCCTACACGATGATCAAGCTGCGCTGCGACTGGCCGGGATGCCACGCCCGGATCGAGACGCACAACTCCAAGATCACGGAAGCGAGGAAGTCCGCCTCCGCCCATGGGTGGAGGGCCGCTGGCGGGCTCGACCTGTGCGGCTCACGTGACCAGGCGGAGGAGTACACCGACGACTACACCCTCTCGATGCTTCGCGGTCACGCAGCTCGCGAGGACCACGCGCCGGTGATCGAGCCAGCACGGAAGGGCTACGTCAAGCTGTCCTGCCGGTGCGGGTGGGCAGTGCCCGCCGAGCACTCCTGGGACCGCGCTGGCGAGTGCGCGCGGTCTACCGCCGACATGCGCTGGGGGAAGCACGTCAAAGCGGCCGAACGCGAAGTGGAGCCAACTGATACCGCTACACCGCCGGGCGGTGAGGGCTGATGGCCACCTTGGAGTTCGTCCTTCCTGAGGGCTCGAACGATCCGTGCCCGAACGCCTGTGGCGGCCTCACTGAGGACCCGTACGGCGGACCATGCAAGGCGTGCTGGAACGCGGTGGACGACGAGGGCGGTGGTTGCTCGCTCGGCGGGCCCCGCGCGGTCAGCACGTGCCTCTGCACCAACCGCTTCGGGTGCAAGTCCCCAGACCCGGATGACGACATGCAGGAGTGCAGCCGGTGCGACGACCGCGTCTACACCGTGTCCTTCGACGGCCTGTGCGACGGCTGCATCGAAGAGGACTACCAGCGGCTGAGCGTCACCGCGCCGAATTTGCCGGCGGTGGGTCGTGGCTGACCCCTACTTCGCCGATGACACCACGACCCTCTACCTCGGTGATATGCGCGCGGTGGTCCCGTCCCTCGAGGTCGAGGTGGACTGCGTGGTCACCGACCCGCCGTACGGCGAGACCTCGCTGGCTTGGGACCGGTGGCCGGAGGCATGGCCGGCGATTGCGGCCACTGTCGCCCGGTCGATGTGGTGCTTCGGCTCGATGCGAATGTTCCTGGACCGTCGCCCGGACTTCACGCCGTGGCAGATGAGCCAGGACATCGTCTGGGAGAAGCACAACGGCAGCGGGTTCGCCGTCGACCGCTTCAAGCGGGTCCACGAGCACGCCCTGCACTGGTACCTGGGCCGATGGGACGACGTCTACCACGTCACCCCCACCACCCAGGACGCCACCGCGCGGCAGGTCCGCCGCAAGCAGCGCCCGACTCACATGGGCGCCATCGAGGCCGGCTCGTACGCGAGCGTTGACGGCGGGCCCCGGCTGATGCGTTCCGTCCTCGAGGTCCGCTCGATGCACGGCCGGGCCATCCACCCCACCGAGAAGCCCGTCGGCATCCTGGCGCCGCTCATTGAGTACGCCTGTCCGCCTGGCGGTCTGGTGCTCGACCCGTTCGCTGGGTCCGGATCAACCGGCCTCGCCGCTCGGTTGACCGGTCGTCGCGCCGTCCTGATCGAGGCCGACGAGGCGTACTGCGACGCGATCGCCCGCCGGATGTCGCAAGGCGACCTGTTCGGTGACCTGGCCGTCACGGCTAACGCTACGTCAGCCACGTCGGCGGGCTGACGGCCCTCCGGGGCGGAGTGAACCGGTAAATCTTTACCGGTTCACTCCGCCTTCATTGTGGGTAGCCCCCCGGGGGGAACTTGCAACCGCTCAATTGGTCGCGACTCCGCGTTGTGTCATTCCGGCGGTCTCGGGTAGGGTCATGGTGCGCCACCGCGCGTCTACCCCAGCGACCATGAGGTGATCCACGTAATGACGGCCCGATCCAGAACGCGCAGGCCGCGCCACGTACAGGAGGCCCGGCCGGTCATCCAGCCGCCGGAGAAGTTCGCGCACCTGCAGGGCGAAGCCTTGTTCAGGGCGTTGACCACCGACACCGAGGAGTGGGACTCGGAGCGCTGCGCCGCCGAGTCGGGCCGGAGCCGTTCCCGGTTCTCGACGCTGGTGAGCAACTACTACGCCGTCGCCGACGGGCGCCGCCCCGCCGACGACAAGACGTTCATCAAACCGTTCGCGTACCGGGGTGCGTCGCCGGTGTGGCGGGCCGGTGACGCGCGGGCGTGGTTCATGCAGCACGGGATGATGCGTCGTGACGGGGTGTTCCGCCCGTTCAAGCCGGGTGGGCGGGCCCGCGGCGCCGTCGACGTTGTCCCTCGCCGCCGGCGGCCTACCGAGATGCAGAACCACGCGCCGGCGGTGCTGGGCCGCTACCGGGAGCTGGTCACACCGGGGGCCGGTGCGACGTCGGGGGCGATGACGCCGAGGGATGCGCGGACCCAGCTCGCGCGGGAATTCGCAATCAGCGAGCGGCAGGTCATCCGCCGGTTGCAGGCCGCCCGCGACCTCGAGGCGGCGCGCGGCGCTGAGGCTTCCGGGCGGAACGTGAGCCCGCCGGGATAGCAGATCGGCCCCTCGCTGCCGGCTAGCGGCTCGGACAAGCCGCCGTAATGCGCCAACCGCAGGGGCCGATCAGGACACGGACCGGAAAGGTTCCGTGTCGAGACGGAAGAACACCACTACCCGATCTCTCAAGCAGAAAGTGAACTTCTATGACGGACGTTAGCAGCCCGCCCGCCGCACCGTCGAGCGCGCCGGTGCGACCCCCGGCGATCACCGTGCCGATGCCGACCGTGATGACACCCGACCTCGCCCGGCTGTTGCGTGAGCCGTTCGCCCCGGAGTACACGGGCAAGCGGCCCCTGATCACCTGCCCGGCGTGCCGCGGCAGCCGCAACGGCAAGGTATGCGACTCGCACCGTAAGAGCCGGTGCGAGGGCTGCCACAACTACATCACCTCGGAACACATCCACCTCGACTACGTCGGCCACGCCGAGGTAACCGACCGGTTGTTGGCCGTCGACCCGCTGTGGTCGTGGGAGCCGACGGCGTTCGACGCTGACGGGCTGCCGAAGCTCGACAGCATGGGCGGGCTGTGGATCCGCCTGACGGTCGCTGGTGTGCCCCGGCTCGGCTACGGGCACGCCGACGGGAAGACCGGACCCGACGCCGTGAAGGAGACCATCGGCGACGCGATCCGCAACGCAGCGATGCGCTTCGGTGTCGCCCTGGACCTGTGGGGGGCCAAGTTCAAGGCCGCCGAGGTCGAAGCCGAGGCCGCGGTACGCGCGTCGATGCCCGGCTACGTCGACGACTGGGACACGGCCATCCCGGTCGGTGCGGGCCGGCCCCCGGTCGAGCAGGCCCCGCCCGGGCCGGCCCGGGTCGTCGACAAGGCGCCGAAGCCGGCCGCGCACAACCCCACGTACTACCCGCTGGGCGTCAACGCGATCAACGCCGCGGCGACCCTCGGGGAGCTTGACGCCCTGGCCGCGCGGGTGAAGGCGTTCGCCGGCGCCGGTGAGGTCACCGACGCCGAGGCTGGCCGGTTGAAGCTGAAAATCGGTGCCCGCCGCGACGAGCTGTGCGCGGCCGTCCCCACGCCCGAACCCGCAGCCGCCGCCCTCGTACCCGCATCCTGATCGGAGATCTGACGATGACCACAGAGCTCACCCGCGCCGAGCACGCCGAACAGGTGGCGTACTACTCGGCACTCGCCGACGCGGCGGTCGCCCGGGCCGGCCGGCACCGGGCCGCGCTGGACGCCGCCGCGCACGCCGAGTATCAGCAGCAACGCATCCGCCCGTCGTGGGAGGTGAAGGGCCTGGGCACGGTGTCGGGCAAGACCCGCAACGGCGCCGTGGTGGTGGAGTCCGAAGCCGACCTCGTCGCGTGGGCCAAGGCCCACCGGCCCGACGAAGTCGAGACGATCGAGCGGATCCGCCCGTCGTTCGCGGCGGCTCTGATGAAGGGCTGCACCGTCAACGACGACGGTCTCATCGTGACCAAGGGCGGCGACGAGGTGGCGGGACTCAAGTTCGTACCCGGCGGTGAGTGGCAGGGCATCGCCTGCAAGTTCGACACGGACGCCAAGGAGACATTTGCGCAGCTCGCCGAGGTGGCGATCGAGCGGGTAGCGCTACTGGCCGAGCCGTCCGAGACCCCCGCCCAAAACCCCGACGAGACCCCCGCCGGGCGGCCGGCCGAGACGGCCCCGGCCGTGGTGCCGCCGGCCGGCCCGGACCCGTGGGCGATCCCAGACCCGTGGGCGACCCCCGACCCCTGGGCGACCCCGGAGCCCGCCATGACCGCGGGGCAGGGGTAAGCGATGAGGTGCGGCAACGACCCCCGGGCGGTGCTCACCGACGGCGACCGGGCGGTGATCGACTGGTACGCGGCGTGGCTGACGTGGTCCAAGGCCCCGGCCGACACGCGGGGCCCGGAACCGGTCCCACCGGCCGGCTGGACACCGGCCGAGTTGGCCCACCGGGCCAAGCAGGCCAGCGACGTCGCCGGCCAGGCCGCCGACCAAAAACCGATACCGACGGCACCAATAGGCCGCGTTTCGCGCCAGTAGGGCGGCATCGGGCGGGTAGGGTGGCCTGGCGGGTCGGAGTCCCGCCACGACGAAACAAGAGGCGGCGTTGACCCAGAGAATCGCGGTGAAGGGCCGGGCACTCGTGGTGCCGGGCCCTTCGCCGCGGTCATCGGGTACGCCGTTTGTCCCACATGCCGCACTGGGAGCGCCGGCGACGCGCCGCGCGCTACCAGCACTGCCCGCGCTGTCGGGTCTACGATCCTGGAACGTCAGCGGGGGACGGGGATCGGGGCGGAAACAAAACGGCCCCGCCGGTAAGCGGGGCCGTTTCGTACGTGCATTCACTTCGCAGGCGAGGGGAGGAATCAGGGGGATCGGAGTTCCCCTGACACAAGGACCAAATAACCAACTATAAATCTGCAGCGCCAACCATTTGACCCACTCGACCCGCACCCGCTCGCAAATGCGCGCGGCGAGGAACAGCATACCGGACCGCGAATCGGAGCGCACCGACCATGCTGTGTCGACTCGCCGGTGGTCCTAGCGATGGTGCTGAAAGGCACGACATGACGATCACCACGGGGCCCCGGACGACCGCCCCCGGGTCCCTTCCGAAGATCCGGCCAGCGCTGCCGACCACGACCGCGAATCACCGCCGAGCGCACGCCCTCGCGGAGCTGGCCGACTTCTGCTACGCGCAGCGACGTACGGACTCCGACGGCGAGGTCCACGTGAGCGACCCGGACGGAAGGCCGTTCGCCTGCGTCCACCACGCGCCGCAGGTGCTCGCCTGCTCGCCGTGCATCACGCGGAAGGTGACGCGCTGATGGCGATCTTCCGCGGCGCCCTTCCGGCCGATGACTTCGCGATCGTCGCGAATCACTGGTTCCGCGACCCGCGACTCTCCGGCAAGGCCAAGGGCTACATGGGGTACATAGCGACCCACTCGCCGAAGTACCGGCTCACCGTCGAACAGCTCATCGCCGAGATGAAGGAGTCGAAAGACGCCGTCTACGCGGGGCTGACCGAACTGGTGAACCTGCAGTACCTGGTGCGCACCCAGGGCAACGAGGCCGGCAGCTTCGCCGAGGTCGACTACCGCTTCGGACCCGCCGCGTTCGAACAGCAGTACGTTCGGGCGTGGAAGGGCAGCCCGAAGAAGAAGCCCACCACGGGCGAGGCCCAGGACAACGAAACCGCAGGTCAGACCGGATCCGGAAAACCCGGAAGCGGTCACGACCAGGGCGAACAGGGTGTTTCCGCAGGTGGGACCGCTTCCGGGTTTTCCGGATCCGGAAAACCCGCGTCCGGAAAACCCGACACAAAGAAGTATCAAGGTAAAGAAGATCAGGGGTTAGAAGACCAGGAAGAAGACAACCCCCCTACCCCCCCGGTCGCTGGCGCCGCCGCTGGCCCGGGCCGTGAGGGGGATTCTTCCGACGACAACACCGAAAACCGCGACGTGCTGAACACCGCCGTCGAAGCCGCCGCCACCGCACGATCCGACCAGACGGGTTGGTCGGTCGGCGCGATCCGCCGGGCGGTTCGCGACGCGCTGGGCGCCGGGCACCCGGCCAGCGTCGTCGCCGCTGTGTTGCCGACACTCGCTGGCGACCGCGCTGGCACCAGCTCGCCGGGCCGGCTACGTCCCTACCTGGATGCCGAGGCCCGCAAGGCCGACGAGAGCAAGACAGCGCCCGCCTGGGCGTCGCCCGGCCCGGTGAACTACCTCGACCCGAAGCGGCCGCGGTGCCCGGATCACCGTGACTACCCGGCAGACAACTGCGCCCAACACCGCATCGACGCCAAGGTCGCCCGGGCTGAGGCCGGCGCCACGCCCGAGACCGGCGAGGCGCCGAACCCCGGGCGGGATCGTGCCTCCGCAGCTCGCAGGGCGATCGCTGAGGGCATCGCGGCGGGGCGTGCGAAGTTCGGCAACCCGGACGCTCCGCCGGCCCCACTGCGTCGGCACGAGACCCGCCCACCCGCGGCAGGCGCCGACCTGGCCAGCCTGGTCGGTGCGTTCGGCATCCCGCAGGACATCGCCGCCGACGCGGCCGCTGACCTGGCCGAGCAGGGCGACGCCGACCCGTACGGCGAGCACGCCGCCGCCTGACCGACCGGCACCACGCCGCCGGCGGCCCGGACAGCCGCCGGTAGCGCCCAGCACCAGAGACGGAAGGACCAACCCCATGGCCACCATGGACCAACCCGATGGCGTGCCGATGCTCGATGTGCCCGCTGTGGTGTACCTGCTGCAGGCCGTCGCCGCCGGCCGCTACACCCTCGCCGAAGCCGAACGCCGCGCCACCGAGTGGGCCGTCGTCGCCCGCCCGGTCCCGATCCCCGGCCCGCCGTGGCCGGGGAGCTGCCCGGGCAGCTCCCCGCGCTGTGCCCCGACGGGGAGGTCCTGCCGTGAGCGCTACCGCGCCGACCCTGACCGCCGACGTCGGGTGGCCCGAGGTGACCGTCCCCGGCGGTGACATCGCCCTGCCCGCCGCTGAAATCCCCGGTGAGAGCACCGACCCGGTGACCCAGGGCGGGACCCCCGTAGCCCACGCTGGGCCGCCACCGGTCGTGTGTAGCGCCCCGAAGTGCCAGGCTGAGATCAACCTGGCGCCGACGTTGTCCGGTGGGACGATGCCCGTCGACGTCGACCCGCGCAGCGACGGCAACTGTGTGTGGCGCAAGTCGCCGGGCGGGGTTTGGTACATGCACGTCCTCAAGAAGGGTGAGCCGCCGGCGACCGCGCGCCGGTTCATGGCGCACTGGGCGACGTGCGCCGACCCGGACCACTTCCGGGCGAAGAAGACCCCACCTGCCCCGACTCCGGCGCCCGCCCCGGCCGGGCCTCCCCCAGCACCGGCGCCGCCCGCGCCGGCCGGCCCGGGGGTGTTGCTGGCCGTCGACGGGAACAGCCTGGCCCACCGGGCGTACCACGCCTACGAGAAGTCCGCGATGGCCACACCGGACGGCCAACCGGTGTGGGCCGTGTACGGCTTCCTGGCGCTGCTGGCCGGGATCATCGAGCGGACCGAACCGGCCGCCGTCGTGGTCGGATTCGACGACCGGGCCAGCTCGACCCGCCGCGACCGGTACGCCGACTACAAAGCGGGCCGGGCGGAACGCAGCGAAGACCTGTACGCCCAGCTCGGCGAGATCCCCGACGTCCTCACCGCCCTGGGCGTCACCGTCGTCACACCGGCAGGCCTCGAGGCCGACGACGTCCTCGCGTCCGCCGCCGCGGCCGCCGAGCGGGCCGGGTGGCGGTGCGTCGTCGCGACCAGCGACAAAGACGCGTTCGGGCTCATCACGGACCGGACCACGGTGATGCGGCTGGTGAACGGTCTCGACAACGCCGTCAGCATGACCCCGGCCGCCCTGCTGGACAAGTACGGGGTGACCCCGGCCCAATGGCCCGACTACGTCGCGCTGATCGGTGACACATCGGACAACCTGCCCGGGGTGCCCGGCGTCGGCCCCAAGACCGCCGTGAAGCTACTCGCCGCGTGCGGCACCCTGAGCGCCGCACTCGACGACCCGGCCGCTGTGGCGTCCGCGGTCGGGAAGGCGGCCGCCGCGAAGCTGGGCGTCGACGCCGCCCGCACCGCGATCGACCGGAACCGCGACATCATGGCACCGGTCCGGGACATCCCGGTCGACCCGGCCGGGTGCCGGCCCGCAGCCGTCGCCAGTACCGTCGCCGCGGTCCTACGGGGTCGGCACCTCCCGGCGCTCGTCGACCGGGTCACCGCCGCCCTGTGCCGCCCGGTCGTCGTGCCGCCGGCCGGGCCGGACCCGCGGCGTGTCCGGGCCGAGATGGTGCGCCGCGGCCGCGAGCAGCTCGTCGCCGACCGGGCCGTACCCGCACCGGCCGCCGCGGTGGTGACCGTCGACGACGCGCCCCGCCTCGCCCAGGTCGGCGCCGACCAACCCGCCGCGGACCGCACGTGCGGGCGGTGCGCCACCGTGTGCCCCGCTGTGATGCCCGCCCTCGGTGGCGGCGCCCCGGTGCTCCTCGACGCTGAGTGGGGCCTGTACGACCAGCTCGCCGTGCACGTCGACGGCCGGTGGCACGTGCGCCCGGTCGCGGACGGGGAGCACGGCACCCCGTACTGGAATCGCCGCCAGACGCACCACTGCCCGGTGCGCCCGCTGGTGTGCCAGACCCCCGGACACGCCGAGCCGCGACCGGGCCGACTGTTCCCCGGCGGGGTGTTCTGCGCGTCCTGCGAGGGGCCCGCACCCGGGCAACAGGCGAACTAGATCACGTAGCGTCGCACCGGGCGGACCGGGGGAATCGATACGATGCGCCGGGGGCTGGCCGGCCCCCGGCGACCATCGACCAGGGAGACCCACGTGTCCGATCCCGATGCCCTTGCTGTGCGGTCCGGTGAAACCGAAGTGTCGAAGCGGCGCATCCTGCTAGGTATCGGCCATCGGGCCGGCTGGTGGAACTACGAGTCGGAGAACCCGCCCGGGTACGTCGACCGGGCCGGGCGCCGCTACGACACCACCACGTACACCCTGGTTCTGCCCCAGGCTTCGGAGCGGGTGCTCCTCGCCGACGAGGTGCCCGGGTACGTCCTGGCGACCGCTGACCAGTACGGCGACGAGGCGGTCGCGTCGATCGCGTACCGGGTGACCCTCCTTCCCCGAACGAGCGAAACCGAATAAATATCAGGGCAAGAAAAGCCCCCCGATACCGGGGGTAGAGAGTAACGTGACGGGTGACGGCACGCCCACTGCAGCGGGCGCCGCCGTCAAGATCACAAAGGGTATGCGTGCCGGGTGTACCGCCCTTGGGGCTGCGCCCGGCGCTGCCATGTCCTGCGCGCCGTCACGATCGGAGACCCCCCAACTATGGCCATGGGCTTGGCCCTCGCGAGCGGACACACACCGCCGTGGATGGAGCCGGAAATCACCTGGTGCTACCTCGAAGACGACGACATGCCCGTCGTCGCCCCGGCACCGCTGCCCGCTCTGGCGCCGCCGCCGGCGCCGGCCCCCCGGATCGACTGGGCCGGCATTTGCGCGCACGCCACCGCTCTGGGTTTCCCCATCGTCGCCGACGAGCTGGCCGCCCGCCGCCGCCGCCGCGCCGACCAGCGCCCCCTCCCCTACCGGCCCCGCCGGTGGACGAAGGGAGCGTGACCCCTGCCGAAGACCCGGCCGCCGCGGCCGCTGGCACCGCCCACGCCAACCACCTTGATCGGAGAACCGTGAACGACCAGTCAACTCCCGCCGACACCACCTACCCGACCGACGCCCTCCCCACGGACCACATCGCCCAGGCCGACGCCGAGCCGACCCCCGCCGGCGAAGGCCCGGCCGCCGCCGTAGCGGGCGTGTCCGTCGACGGCGCCGAGGACGAGCACGACGGTGTGAGGATGGAGGCCGGTGACCTGGCCGACCTCCTGAACGCCCTGGTCGTGTGCACCAGCAGCGACGACGACTTCGACACCCTGACCCACGTGCGGCTCGAATCGACCCCCGGCCGGCTGGCCGGCACCGCCACCGATCAGTTCGTCCTCGGACGCGCCTACAAATCGGCACGCGGGACGCTCGCCGGCCCGGTGATGCTCCCGGCGGCCGCCGGCCGCCGATTCCTGGCGGACCTCGCCGACGTCGACCGCGCAGAGACGGTCTACCTGAACCAGTCCGGGACCGGTGCCGGTGCCGGGAACCGGTTGGTTCTGCAGACCACCCGGGGACTCGTCGGGTGCTACCTGCCCGACCCCCCGCCTGCCTACCCGGCCGGGCTCGCCGAGCTACTCTCCGCCGACGGGTACGACGAAATCGGCCTTACCGGCATGGTCGCGTTCGCCCCCAGGATGCTCGCCGTCGTCCACGCCGCGACCGAGGCCGCCGGCGAGCACGAGGCCCGCCTCTACTTCCGCTCCCCGACCAAACCGCTCCGGGTCGAAATCAGCGACTGGCTGGTCATCCTCATCATGCCGATGGGGTCGACGGATCGCCGTCCGCTGCCCGCCCGGCCGAGCATCCCGTACGCCCTGCCCGACGCCCCCGCCCACCTGGGCGCCACCGCCGACGAACCCACCGCGGTCGGCTGGCCCCGCGCCCTCGAGGAGGCCACACCCCGGCGGCTGGCCCGCCACTACGCGGCGCACTACCAGGCCGCGCACCGCAGGGTGTTCGACGCGCCGTGGCCGGCGAGCCTGCCGCCGTGGGACCAGCAGGACGAGGTGCAGCGGCGGATCTCCACCGCCCGCGCCGACGCGTACGCCTTCATCGTCAACAGCTACACCGTGTCGCTGCTGATCCGCCGATTCGCCGCTGCCGCACCGGCCGCTGCCGCGGCGGCGTGCCGCGAACTGTGGGAGGACCTCGACTACGGCGACAGCCTCGGCGAGAAGGCGTGGGAATGGCTGCAGGCCGACAAGATCGACCCGAGTGCCGTCACGGTCGACCCGGCCGAACGTGATGCCCAGGCGTTGGCGATCCTCATCCGCGCGTACGCCACCCCGCCTCCGGCCGACGACCCGCTCGCCGGGCAGAACACATGAGGACCGCCGCCCGCCGGGCCGCCGGTGTCCTGGGCGTCCTCGCGATCGTCGCCGCAGCGGCCGCCGACGCCGGCGGCCGTACCCAGACCGCAACGGCCCTGCAGTGCCTCGCCGGGGTCCTGGTCACCCCGGCGGTCTGGCACTGGATGGGCTACTCCGTCCTACCCGCCCGAACCCGCCCAGCGCCGGCCCGGACGGCGATCCGCGCCGGGACCGTCCCGGCCAGCCTGCGCCGGCGCCGGCCAGCGAACGAACTGCCCCCACCGCCCCGCACCGGCGCCCTACCGGCCCCGCACCGCCGCCCCGAACTGCCGGCCGCGCCAGCACTTCCCCGCTGACGCGTCCGGTACAAAATGGCCCCCCGCACCGATCGGTGCGGGGGGCCATTTTCGTCGTTACGGGCTACGCCCGGTCGTTGTCCCCCCGGCCGGCCGGGCTCCGGCCCAGCGCCGCACGACCGCACCGGATCACCAGCACCGCGCCGGCCGCTACATCCCGGATCACCCCGAACCGCGTCCCGTACGGCAACCGCACCGTGACCGGCCCGGTGGCCCCGGGCGGCGCGTCCTCCCCCGCGCCGTACCCGGCACGCCACGACACCGCGACCCCGCCCCGGTCCACCTCGACCCGGACCCCGGTCTCGTCGTGCTGCATCACCAGCCCACCCACCGCACCGACCGCGTCACGGGCGGTGAACGCGTCCAGGGTGAGCAGCGGCCGCAGGCAGACCCGGTACGTCTCCATGGCCCGGGCGATCGCGTCCTGGTCCCCGGCCGACACGTCGCGACGCTGCTGCGCCGGCACGTCAGCGTCGGCGACCGGCCCGACGGGCTCACCCACCCCGGCGAGGACCTGCGTCAGCACCGGGTCAGCCTGCCGGGCGTCCGCACCGGCGAGGACCGCCGCGTCGGCGTCGTCCTGCCGGGCACCCGCCGTGACCGTGTCCCGCCCGGGCCACCGCCCGACCGTCGGCAGCGCCAACGCGGCGCGCTCGGCGGCCGCCGCCACCGCCGGGGCCGGCCCGCCCGTCAGATCCGCGGCGGTGGGCCCGCCTCCGCCGTCGCCCGGCCGGCAGCCGGGGCGGTGCACGGTGCGGTCGCTGCCGTCGACCCACCCCCCGCTGGGCATCACCTCCGCGATGACCGGGCAGCCGCACCCGTCGGTACCGACCTCATCGCGTTCCGCGTGCAGCCACTCCCCGCTGTTGGGGTCGCCCGGGGTTTCCGTCGGCATCCACTCCAGACCCAGCCCGCACGTCAGGCACGACGTCCCCTCGCCGCCCGGGTCGCTGATCGGGCTGGCCCGGTGCGGGTCGGGGACCGACAGGGAGTTGCTGTCGACCCGGCCGGTCAGGTCAGCCGTGGTGTCCAGCAGCACGCCGACGCTTCCGATGATCGTGAAGCACGTCCGCCCGTCGGCGTGCTGGTAGCGCCACCGGACAGCGAACCCGCCGTCGTCGACCACCTCGACCAGGACGAACCCAGCCGCGATCGTCGACTCGTGAATCTCCCGGACCCGGGGCTCGACCTGGTCCAACGCCGGCCTCGGCGTGACCGGCTCGGCGTGGTACGCGGCCAGCGCGCACCTGACGCACCCGTACCGCTCCCGGCCCAGGTACGCCTGAGGGGTGGCCTCACCGCAGGTGCCGCAGCGCCGCCACGGCGCGGTGACGTCGCTACGCGGGTGCTTCGGGTCGACCCGGTCCCGGTCACAGCACGGCCGGGGCCGGCTCGAGGCCGCCACGACCGGGGCGGGCTCCGGCACGGCGACCGGGTCGGCGACGTACGGCACACCATCGTCGATGGTCAGCGGGTCCGGCTCGTCCTGCCCCGGCCGGCACCACTCGCACGTGGTGAACCCGGCCCGCGCCTCACTGGCCGCCAGGTAGTGCCCGCACACCCCCCGCACCCGCCCCAGGAAGAACAGCCGCAGCTCGACCGACACCGACAGGTCCTTCGTGTCGACGGGCACCCCGTCCGCGTCGACGACCGGGCGGCCCTCCTCCTGCGCCTGGGCGGCGCCGGCGGCGAGCTGGTGGAACGCGATGGCCTGCTCCCACCCCCGGCACGTCGCGTCCTTACGCGCCTGGACGACCCGGGCCGGTTCAACCTCGCCGCACCAGGTCGGACCCTCGCCCCAGCCGCGCTCGAGGTGCACGGTGCGCCTCCCATGGGGGTCGCACGCGACGCATTCGCAGGACGGCGCCCGGCCGTTCTGCTGCCTCCAGTTGGCGAGCACCTCCGGGTGGTTACGCCGGTACGCGGCCCATCCGGCTGCGCCGTCGCTCGCCACCTCACCGGCGTCGCCCTGGTCGTCGAGCACAGCCCCGGCGCCCAGTGCCGTGGGCGTCGGGAGGGCGCACCCGGGGGCGGTGCAGGTGATTGGCGCCTCGACGGGCAGCCAGTTGACGACGCGCGCCTCGGCGGGGTTGCGGTACCCGCACCCGGCCTCCCCCACGGTGGTGTCGTAGGCGTGCACCACGTCGGTGCGGCGCCCGATGGTGGCCGGGGCCAGCTCGGACGGGTCGATCAGGCGCACCCGGTTGGCGCTGCGAGCGGTCGTCGCGTGGTTAGGGCGCCGCGGCCAGGAGAGCACCACGCGGCCCGGGCCGTCAGTCTCCGCGCTCGCCTCGGTCACACGGCCACGCCAACCGGTCAGGACACCGGTGAGCGCCCCGACGCACTCGACCAGGGCGCCGACCCGGATCGGCTTGCCGTTGACGTCCAGAGGCGCCGGGGGGACCGTAACCGGAGCGGCCTGCTCGGCGCCCCTCAGTGCGCGGATCTCTGCCGCAAGGGCGGGCTCGATCGTCACGGTCGCCCCGGTCTTCCGCCCGTGATCCGCCATGCGTTCCGACAGCCAGCGGATGTCACTGTCGTTGTAGCTCAGCCGGTCGATGAACCGATCCCACCCGGTCGCCAGGTTGTTAGTCCACCCGCGCGGCGGGTAGATCCTGCCGCCCCGGCACTCGACGCCCACGGCGGTTGCCAGGTCGCGCAGAGCGGCCCGGGCGCCGGCGTGCCGGTGGTAGCGGGCCAGCCACGCAACCGCCTTGACGCGCTGCTTCGAGTCGATGGCCACCACATGGGCGGACTCTCCCGCCGGCTCGTCGTCAGCCGGCGGGGTGGCCTGCTCGGCCCACACCGCGGCGGCCGCGGCGGCGACGTCGGCGCCGCTCTCCTTGCGGATCTTCTTGACGGCCTTCGCGGTGATCCGGGCCAGCTCGTCGGCGGTGGTGGTGCCGTTCTTGTGCGCCAGGGCGGCGGCGATCTTCCGGGTGTGCGTCTCGTGGCGCAGCGCGTTGGCCTCCTTCGCCTCGCCGATGTGGCGGGAGTGGGCGGCCCACACCAGGGCGTCAACCGCCTTGATCTCGGCCGAGCGGACGGTGCGCAGCGTGTCGCCGTCAACCTTGAGCGGCGTTCCGTCGACGTCGGCAATCAGCTTCGGGTCGGACACCATCGCGGCGGCCTTCGCGGTCTCGCGCTCGGCGGCGATCTCGTCGCGGGTCTTGCGGACCGGGCCGGCGGTCCACTCGACCGGGGCCGACGGGAAACACACCGTGCAGAGCGCCGGGCCGAGCTTGGCCACCGCGTCGGCCTCGGTCGTGCCGGACAGGTCGGCGTTCCACCCGAAGCGGGTCGCGTACCGGCCCCGGTTGCACGTCGAGCAGGTCATCGACGAGTGCACGTGACCGTCGGAGACGGTGAAGAAGCGCGACCAGCGGCCGCGGCGCACGTACTCGGCTTCGAGCGGCTGCTGCGCGGCCTCGACGTCGGCCAAGGCCTTGACTGCGGCGTCGTACTTGCCCACCAGGTCGGCGTAGGTGCGGCTCGCGGCCGCGCCGACCACCGGGGCATCCCCGCGGCTACGGGCGGCCTCGACGGTCTCGGCCGGGTTGACCGTCCACACCTGACGGCGGCCCTGCCATACCTGCTGCTGCCCGAGCGCGCGGCGGATGGCCACAACGGCGATCTCGATTCCCTGCTCGGCCTTCTGCCCCTCGAAGTACAGCGCGGCGAGCTTGGTGTCGATCTCGACCGGCGTCGCCGTGGCCAGCGGGTTATCTGCGGGGCGCTTCGTGGTCATCGGGTGGTCCTTCCGTCTGGCGGGCTGTCCGGCCCGCTCAAGACAAGACACTACCCGCCTGCCAACTAACGTGGCAACCGAAACGCCGACTATTAGATCGGTTTTTTCATGGGGTGAGTGTGAGCTGCTCCCCGCGCCCCGCACAGCGCCGACGACCAGGGCCCCGGGCCGCCAGCCGCCGCGGCGGGAGCTCTACCGGCGTCGGCCACGCCACCGGCAGCACCGCCGGCGCACCGTCGACGATGTCGACCAGGTCGACGTCCGGCGCCGCCGGGACGACCCGGACGACCCGGGCCGCCAGCAGGTCCCGGGCGCCGATCTTCGCGAGGACCTCCAGGCGCCACGCCTGGGCGTAGCGCGGGCAGTTGCGGCAGTCCGTCAGGTGCTCGACACAGCCCGTCCCGTGGCTCTTCGCGCATTCGCGGGTGCGGTGGTCGCAGCCCGGCATCAGGTACTGCTCCTTACGGGCCGTGTCCGACCAGGCGTACGAGTCGGCCGACCACAGCAGGTGGCCGATGATCGGCAACGCTTCGGTCTTCACGCCGAAGCCGTGCAGCCGGTATCCCTTGTCGGCGAACAGGCGGATGACCTCGACGATCTCCGGCACGCTCGCGCGGCGGCAGATCGACCCGACACCGACCCGGGCCAGCTCGGCGAGGTCGACGCCCGCTTCGAGGTAGAGCCGCTCGCAATAGAGGTAGTCCTCGGCAGTCTCGCCCTGGATGACGGGCAGCCACGGGACCATCGGGAAGTTCTCCACCAGGTACAGGTAGTTGCGGACCGTGTGTTTGATGTGCTCGCGGGTGGTGGCGCCGGTGACGTCGCGGCAGACCTGCTCGCACGGGGCGTCCTGCGGGGCGACGAAGTCAGGCATCCCCACGTCCATGATCAGTCGGACCCACAGCGCGCCGTAGCTGTCCGGGTGCATGTGCCACGGGTGCACCTCGCCGCGGTTGGTGCCGGACCCGGTCAGCGCCATGAACGCACCGGAGTCCCCGAACCAGTTGCCGTACCGCCGGCTGGTGAACCGGTCCGACTCGGTGTCGCGGTACCGGGCCAGCGTCGGCGCGGCGATCATCAGCGGGACGTCGCTCGGCAGGTCGGCCAGCCAGTTCGGCCGCCCACCCAGGTAGTACGTGAAGCTGCGCGAGGCCCGAACAGGCTCCGGAACCGCAGTGGTGTTCCACCGGGCCCGGCCCGCCGGGCCGTAGCCGCCGAAGAGCCAGAGCTGCCCGTCGGCCGGTAGGTCGGCGACGTGATCCCAGCACTCGACGTCGACCATCGGGGACCACCCCGACGCCGCGTACCACGCATTCACCCGCTTGCGAAGGACCCGAGCGGCCCGAGCCGCTACGCCGGCATCGTCGCCGGCCGCGATCCGCGCCGAGAACACCAGGTGATCGACCGGGTCACCACGGAACCCGCAGCAGGGGCACGCGTGCAGCCCGGTGCGTCGGTTCAGCCAGGTCGGGCACTTGCACGCCCCCGGGGCGGCGATCAACGCGCGCAGCTCGGTGCGTGCGTTGGCCGACTCGTCGGCTTCCGCCCGGTTCTGTGACTGCAGCTTCATCGCGTGGTGCCTTCCGTCTCGGTGCTGGGTGTCCGGCCCAACACCACCACCCTATGCGACCGACGTAATAGACGGCAAGGCAACGCGCGATTACTGAGACGGTTGTGGGTGGGTCCCCGGTTCCGCGCCCGGGGACCCACCGGCTCACGGCGCCGGCGGAACCGGCCGCACACGCTCCCCGGCCCGCCGACGCTCCCACTCCTCCACCGCATCCACGTACGGCCGCCGGTGCCGGCCCGGGATCGGCCGGCCATCGCTGTCGCGTTCCCGGGCGGCGACCGGCTCGCGACCCGGCCCCTCGTGCTCGTCGACCCACACCCGGACCGTGTCCGGGTGGACGCCGATCCGTTCGGCCGCCGCCATTATCGACATCGTCGGCCGTGGCCGCCCCATGCCGGCGCGCTCGTCGCTCACGCCTCACCCCTCTTCGCGGTCCCGCATCGAATCTCGTGCCACGGCGATCATCCCGGCTCGCAGGAAAACGCCCGCCCAACGACACGCCCCAAGCTCGTAAACCTAGTGCAGCTCGTACTGATCGTGTCAGACTGGCGACCATGCCGACCGTCGAGACGACCGAAGCCGACCGGGCAACCCGACCGACCAACGGGCACCCGGTCGGGTCCGCCCTGATCGCCCCGGTCCCGACCGTGCGAGTCGCTCAACCCGGCCGGTCGGGACCCGACCCGGCCGACCCCGCCCGCTCCGGTCGGAACCAACCCGACCAGGGCGACCCGACCCGACCCGACGGAACCGACCCGACCAAGAAGGCGACCGGCCGCCGCTGGTTCCGACCGGGCCGATCCGACCGAGCCGAAGAAACCCGACCCGACCCGCGACCCGACCCGACCAGGGCGACCCGCTCGACCGGGCCGAAGCGACCGGACCGGGCCCGCCGGCGCGAGGCGACCGAGTCAGTCGACGCCAAGGCCCGCCGCGCATGGCTTGCCGACCAGGGCGCCACGGTCGGCATCCCCCGCGGGTACAGCTGGGCGTTCCTCGCCCTGGTCGTCACGACCATCGTGTCCGCCGGCTCCGCGTTCTGGTTCGTGTTCGGCAACGTCACCGACACGGCCGCGATGGTCGGAGTCCCCTACGCCCAGCAACGCGTGGTCTCCCCCGCGATCGACGTCATCGTCATCGGGCTCACGGTCTACGTGCAGTACCTGGTGATGGCCGACGGCGACCCCGCGATCATCAAACTCACCCGCCGGCTACTGGTCGGGGCCAGCGCGGTCATGCTGCTGATGAACGCAACCCCGCCCGTACTTGCCGCCCTCACGACCGAATACACCGGCCCGCTGATGCGGGCGACCGAGGAATTCACCCCAACGTTCGACCGGATGACGACCGGGCAACTCTGGGGCCGCGCCGCCCTCGACCTGATCATCACGGGCAGCCTGGTCGCCTGGTCGCACTGGGGACCCAAAGTGTTCTCCGGGCTCGCCGGTATCCGCGCCCGATCCGACCGGGCCGCGCTGCGCGAGGTAGACGACCGAACGTTCGCGACCGAAGCCGACCGGGCCGCCGCCGCCCAGTTCCGGTCGGAAGCGACCCGGCTACTCGAAGACGCCCGGTCGGAAGCGACCGCGCTGGTCGCCTCCGCCCGGTCGGAAGCGACCGCACTACTCGACCAGGCCGCCCGCGACCGCCGGGCCGCGGCCGCCGCCGCACGGTCGGCTACGGACACGACCGTCGAAGCCGACCAGGTCCGCGAGCGCGCCAGCCGGGAAGCCGAAGCGACCCTAGCCGAGGCCCAGGCGACCGCTGGCCGGCTGCGCCGGCAACTCGAGGACGAGCACCGCGAGATCGCCGCCGAACGGCAGAAGATGACCGGCTACCGCGAGCAGCTCGACCGCGAGCACCTCGCGGCCCGGGCCCAGATCGAACGCGAGCGCGACCAGCTCGCCGACGACCGCCGGGCCCTCGAGGACCTGTCGGCCGAGGTGTTCCGGGAGTCGGCGACCCCGCCGGCGGCGCGGCCGCCAGGGTCGCCGAACCGGCCACCGGCCACCGGCACCAGCTCGCCGAGCAAGCAGCCGGCCCAGGCTGGCCGGCGGATGCCCGCCGCTCAGCGCATCGCCCAGGGCGTCGAGAAGTACAAACGCGACGTCGAGAGCTGGGCGGCCGCCCCGCCGAAGAAAGACGACGTCATGCGGGTCTGCAGCACCTACGGAGAAATCGCACTCAAGATCCGTGAGCAGCTCATCCAGGACGCGAAGGCCCTGGTCGGCGCGAGCACGGAAAGTAACTGACCGGCTGTTGTTGTCGCATGTGGCCGCTTGTTGTGGCCTACCAGGGAGGGGGGCACACGCTCGCCGAACACCGGATCACCCCTCCTGGACCGGCGACAACAACAACGACAACAACAACGTCCGTAACGCAGAGTAAAGAGAGGGGGACCGGCCTTGACCACCACATCCGTACCGTCGACTCAGGCCGGCACGCCCACGATCCCGGTCACGACACCCACCCCACCCGCGGCGAAGAAGCCGCCTGTGGAGAAACCGCCGGTGGCGAACCCCGTCATGCCGGTCCGCCCGGCCGCCACCGCCATCGCCAACGCCGCGGCGATCGCCGGCGCGACCGCCGTCTACACCGGCACCGCCCCGGTCGCCCTGGCCGTCGCCGCCGCGGTCGCCGCGACCACCGTCGCCGCGGCCGCCGGCCGGCGGGCCGCCAGCAACCACCGGGCCACCGGCAACCCGTTCCGGATGCCCCGCGTGTCGTCCGGAGGTGGCAGCGGCGGGGGGCGGCGCGGTCGCGGTCTGGGCGGCGCCGGCCGGGGCCGCGGCGGGCTGGGCCGCCTCGGTGGTGGACTCGGCGGTATCGGCGGCGGTCGGGCCGCCCGCCGGGCCGCAGGGGCCGCAGCCGCCGGGGG